GGGGCGATGTGTCTGTGGTCATTAGGCGACGCAGATGCAGATCAGTATTGGGAGATTCGTCGGCATACGACCGACGCGATCCGGGCAACACAGACGCCAAATTTTGATTCATCTATAACGACGAATACTGCACCCGTGGACACATGGTTTCACGTCGCGCACATCTGTCGTAATGACGCGGGCACCTACCGGCACCGCGTCGTGCTGGATGGTGATTGGGCGAACAGCACTGAGGCGCCATACACCCGACCGACGGGGCTGGACCTGCTTACCATCGGGGCATTGCGGTTTAATGCGAATGACTACATCTCACTCAACGGGATGGCAGCGCGCTTCGCAGTGTGGGACGGCGTCGCTCTGTCGCAGGCCAACGTGGAGGCTCTAGCGGAGGGGGCGAGCCCTTATAGCATCAGCATCCCCACCATGTACGTTCCGCTAGGTGGCAACGATTCTCCGGAGCCAGATGTTGCGGGGACGTTCGACCTGACGTTGATTGCATCGCCGTCGCAAGGCGCGAGCGGGCCGACTGTACCGGGGCCTAATTTTGAATGCGTAGACGAGGAAATCGCCAGTGATAGCGATTACGTCTCTGCTTCGGCAGCGGGTCTGCTCGACACCTACGACGTGCCGACGTACGACGACCCGGGCACCGATGAAGGCTTCATCGTCCGCTATCGCGTCAAGCAACTGACCGGAGGCGCGGGCGTTGAGGCGAGGATGTATGAGGCCACGCAACCGGAATTCGTGCAATCGGAAATATCCGAAGAAGCCTTTACCGGCGATCCTAATATCGCGGTAACGCTCCCGGGCAACGTGGTAAGCGGGAACCTAATCGTTGGTGCTGTCATATGGGACGGCGCTGCGTCCTACACGCTGTCGAGCGTGGTCGACGACCGCAGTAGCACCTACACGACTGAAGATGTTTTATCTGGTGAGTTCGGGAATTTGGTGGTATTCCACGCCATCGCCGGCACGTCTGGTTCGTGCACAGTGACGGTTACGTTAAGCGGTAACGCGAGTCGTAAAAGCATGATCGTGCACGAGGTAAGCGGGGCGGGCGAGCGTGATCAATACGCGGCACAGGTGCAAGCAAATCCGGGCGGCGGCACGGACGCAGTAACTAGCGGGAACGTTACGACGGCAACAAGCGGGCAATATATATTCGGTGTGACAGGCGACCCGAATTATCAGGTGGCGAAGGCCGCCGGCACTGGCTACACGATCCGCGAAAACGCCGGGCCGTCGCTTGACATGCAGGCGACGGAGGACCGTATACAGGGGGCGGCCGGGCCTATCGCCGCGACGTTCACTATCACGGGCTTTACAGAAACGCTAACCGCAATCGCTACTTTTAAGGCGGAAGTATTGCGGTCGGCCGATCCCGTGCAACGCTTCACCGCCGGGACGTATGAGTGGGCGGTTGATTCCGCCGACGTGGCAAACATCACCGACCGTAGCGCGGTGCGCGTCGGCGTGTACTCGGTGTAAGCGATGGGCACGCAAACCTTCACCGCGACTTCGACGTGGGACTGCCCGGCGGGCGTGTCATCGGTCACGGTCGAGTGCGTCGGCGGCGGTGGCGGTGGTGGCGGCGTCGGCAGCAACACCGCATCGCAAGGCGGCGGCGGCGCGGGCGGCGCATACGCGATCAAGGTCGTCGCAGTTTCACCGGCAGGCAATCCGTATACGGTCACGGTCGGCACCGGCGGCACGGCAGGGATCGCGGCGGGCGGCACCGGCGGCACCGGCAACCCATCATGGTTCAGCGCGGCAGGCACGGTCTACGCCGAGGGCGGACCGGGCGGCGTCGGTAGCGCGTCCACCGGGGCCTACGCGGGCGGTAACGGCACGGCGGGAACGTCGATTGGCGACACCACCTACCGGGGCGGCAACGGCGGCGCGGGTGCTGGCCCAACGGGATCATCCGGCGGTGGCGGTGGTGGCGCGGGATCGGGCGGCACGGGCGGCGATACGACCACTGCTACAGAGGGCACCGGGCGCGCGAGCTACGGCAGCGACGGCGGTACGGGCACTGCGGGCGGCGCGGGCGCGGTCGGCACCAGCAGCGGCACGACGGGCGGTGGCGGCGGTTCGGGCGGACGCACCAATAGCTCGACCAATCGCGCGGGCGGGACCGGCGCGCGTGGTCTCGTCGTGCTGACGTGGACCGATCCGCCAAAGTCGATTCTCTTTACGCCGCCTCGGGGCCTCCCGACGGCGCTCCTTGTGAGGTGACGTGATGCGCATGTACCAAGCACAGTTCAACAGCGTGACGTGGGCGGCGACGACCGCGCTCGACTTTTTCGAGGTGCTCGCGGCTAGCGGCAAGCCCGTCGCCATCCACGGCTTTGTGCTGTTCCAAATCTCAGACGTTGGCGACGCCGCCGAGGAGATTCTGCGACTGGAGGAGGTACGCGGGTTCAGCACTGTGACCTCTGGCTCGGGCGGGTCGACGCCGACCATCTATGCCAAGGGGCGCAACGATGTCGCGGCGGGCGCGGTGGTCGAGGCGAACAACACCACGCGCCTCGCCACGGGCACCGGCACGTTGCAGAACATGGGACAGCGCGGCTGGAACGTCCGCATCCCGCTGGAGGTCATCTACACGCCGGAGATGCGCCCGATCATCCTGCCCGGCGAGTACTGGACCATCGGCATGACTAACGCCGGTCCGGTCGACGCGCTGACCGGCTCGGGCTGCATCTGGTTTGAGGAACTGGCCTGACCTAGCATGTCGCACGTCTTTCGCCCGCCATTCCGCCGGCACTACGCGCCGCGCTCGCAGCTGTGGCTGCCGGGCAAGGTCGCGTACCGGGCGGAGGTCTCGTGGATTGAGCTGGAGGTTCCCGAGGGGGCATCGGGCGATGCCACGGCGCCGGGCGCGACGGTCAGCGTCACGGCGAGCGCGGTCGTCGGCAGCGCTACCGCGTCCTCGCAGAACACGGCGGCGACGGTCACCGCTACTGCGAACGCGGTCACTGGCGCGGCGGATGTCAGCGCGACGGGCGTCACCAATACCGCGACCGCGAGCGCCATCGCGGGCAGCGCCACCGGGGACGGACAGAACACCGCCGCAACAGTCACCGCTACGATCAGTGCTGTAGTAGGTAGTCCCACGGCAGATGCGCAAACCGTCGCCGTCACCAACAGCGCCACCATCTCGGCTATCGCTGGCTCCGCTACGGCGGGCAACGATGCGCCGGGCGCCACGGAGACGGTGACGATTAGCGCGATCTCGGGGAGCCCGACCGCTGACGCGCAGGCAACGGGCGTCACCAGCAGCGTCACCTCCTCTGCAGTCGCCGGCAGCGCGACGGGCGACGGACAGAACGTAGCGGCTACGGTCACCGCAACCATCAGCGCGGTCACCGGTAGCGCGACGGCGGACTCGCAAGCGGCAGCGGCGACGGTCACCGCCACGATCAGCGCCATCGAAGGTCAGGCGACGGGCTCCTCGGGCGGAGATGCGCCGAGCGCGACGGTCACTGCCACGATCAGCGCGGTCGCCGGATCGCCGACGGCAGATGCGCAAGCGACGGGCGTCACCAACACCGCGACGATCAGCGCGGTCAGTGGAGCGCCCTCGGTAGAAGCGACGGGTGCGACGGTCACTGCGACGATCTCGCCCATCGTGGGCAGCGTCACGGCTGATTCGCAGACGACGGCTGCCACGGTCACCGCGACGATCACCGCAGTGGCGGGGACCGCTACGGGCGAGTCGGCGGGCACTGCTGACGGGGCCACGGTCACCGCTACGGCCTCTGCGGTGGCGGGTGCGCCGAGCGCCGATGCCCAGACGACAGCAGCTACGCAGACCGCGACGATAACTGCGTTGCCCGGGACGGCGGAGGGCACTTCGGGCGCTACAGCCAATGGCCAGGTCATCGTCACCACAGTTGCGCTGGTTGCCGGATCCGCAACGGCCTCTTCGCAAGTGAACGGGGCGATGACCTCGGCCGCCATTTCGGCCATAGCCGGCGGACCGATCGCCGATAGCCAGGTATCCGGACAGGTGCAGTCCGTCTCCGCATCGGTCATCGCGGGCGCGGCCGAGGGCGGTAGCGGAGCGGTGGCTAGTGGTCAGGTCGTAACGGTCGCATCCGTGCCGGTGTCTGGGTCGACCGAAGGTCACGGATCCTCGATCGGGGTCACATCCGAGGTCGCAGCATCGTTCATATCAGGAGCCGTATCGGCCGCTAGTCAGGCCGCCGGGTTTATCGCCGAGGTCATAGCGCAGGCCCTGGCCGGTTCGGTCGTGGCATACGGGTCTATACCTGATCCGAATAGGACCCTGACCCTGACAGCTGATGACAGATCGCTCGCGCTGGATGGCGAAATTAGAGAGCTGGTCCTTGACATAGAGGATCGTGAGATTGATACTTCGGAGGAACCATGGGCTTCGTAGTTGGCGAAGGGCCGTTTCCGGCCATTGACAAGGACCCTAACGCGATCCTAGACTACACATTTGACTGGACGGCCTGGCTTGGGGTGGACGACATATCTTCGGCCACGTTTCAGGCCACTGCTGGGCTAACTGTGGCAACCAGTTCGGCCACCCTAAAGAAGGCCACAGTGTGGATCTCTGGAGGTGAGGCCGGTAAGACCTACCTGGTTACCTGTCACATCACATCGGCCGGCGGTCGACAGGAGGATAGGACCATCCAGTTGAACGTATCGGAGCGATAGCCCCAGGGATCGTGATTATTCCATGGGGGACTATGAACATTCTTGTTTACATGTGAAGATAAGTGTGGTATAATCAGCTAAGAGTGTAACTCTAAGGGTACGGGGTTTCCTTAGAGCGGCACTCTCCTCCATCGGTGATGGAGTGAAGGAGCGGGGTCCGCTTCGGCCGGTATCACTCAACCATCTCTGGAGGCCTCAATGGCATCAGTCACCCTGGCCGAATCGGCCAAACTCACCCAGGACATGCTCCTGGCGGGCGTGATCGAGAACATCGTCACGACCAACGCGATTTTCGAGTTTCTCCCCTTCATGGAGATCGAGGGCAACGCGCTCGCATATAATCGCGAGAACGTGCTCGGCGATGTCCAGTTCCTTGGCGTGGGTGGCACCATCACCGCCAAGGCCGCGGCGACGTTCACCAAGGTCACGTCGAGCCTGACGACCCTCATCGGCGACGCCGAAGTCAACGGTCTCATCCAGGCGACTCGGTCGGACTACACCGACCAGAAGGCGACCCAGGTCGCTTCGAAGGCCAAGAGCTTGGGGCGCAAGTACCAGGAGACGATGATCAGCGGTGACGGCCTGAACGACTCGTTCGCCGGCCTGCTGTCGCTCCTGCCCGCGTCACAAAAGATCGATCGCAACGCCGGTACGTGGGACTTCTCCCACCTCGACGAACTGATCGATAAGGTCAAGGACAAGGACGGCCAGGTCGACTACTTCATGATGCCGGCCCGCTCGATCCGCTCGTACTACTCGCAACTGCGAGCCCTCGGCGGAGCCGGAATTGGCGAGGTCGTGACCCTGCCGTCAGGTCGTACGGTCCCGACGTATCGCGGCGTTCCGCTGTTCACGAACGACTGGATCCCGATCAACGGCGGTGGCGGCGTGAACGAGACGACGATCTTCGGCGGCTCGTTCGACGACGGTTCCGGTCGTTACGGGATCTCCGGCCTGACCGCTCGAGGCGCCGCCGGCGTCCGTGTGGAGGAGGTCGGGACGTCGGAGACGAAGGACGAGACGATCACCCGCGTCAAGATGTACTGCGGGATGGCCCTGTTCTCGAACCTTGGCCTGGCGGCGATCACCGAGACCACGAACTAGCCGGGCGACCGGCCTGTGGCGGGGGCCCGAAGAAGGCTCCCGCGTCTCAACCTGACCAGGAGAGTAGAGATGGCAAAAGTGTTCATCTGCACGGGCAAGCGCGAGGGGCGAAATCAGATCATCGCCGATCGATACAAGTTCGTCGACGGGGTCATGGTCATCAACGATGACGATGAGGCGAAGGTTTTGACGCCGATCCTTTGCGGGTTCTACGCCTGCAAGATCATGGACCTCGAGAAGTACGAGCTCGACCTGGCGGCCAGGGCCAAATCCTCGGCCGCCGAAGAGTCTCTGGGCGTGGGGAAGAAGTAATTGGCCCTGGTCGCCACCGCCGGAGCGGCAAACGCCAATAGCTACTGTGATTTGGCGTTTGCCGACTCCTTCTTCTCGTCCCGCCTAGGGTCGGAGAAGTGGCTTCAGGCTCAAACCCTGTTCAGGGAGGCCTCCCTTGTTACGGCAGCCATAGTCCTCGATTCCGATTTTTCGTGGATCGGCGTGGTGGCCTCTGACACCCAGTCCTTGAGGTGGCCGAGAAAGTACGTCGAGGACGTCGACGGTCGAGAGGTAACCGACACTACGATCCCCCTGCCAATCAAGCAGGCGCAGTGCGAGTTGGCTCTCCAGATACTGAAAGATGGCGAATACACCGGCGTCATCTCCGATCTCGATACGGTTAGGGTTGGCTCGATTCGAGTCGACTTTGACGAGTTAGCGGCTAAGTACGCCGTGCCCAGGACCGTCCTATCCCTACTGTCCCATTGGGGTACGTACGAGGGGGCGGCCGGCGGTAGGTCCGTTAAGGTGGCCAAACTGGTGAGGACATGAGCCTCTCGAGCACCGTCTTGCACGCCATAGACCGGGCTCAGAGCTCGCTTGGCGATCTCGTCATCACCATCACCCTGAAATCCACGTCTACGGTTTTTAACAACTCCACCGGTAAGGCCGAGCCCACTGAGGTCACAAAGTATCTCAAGGCCTCCGTCGATCGGTGGGAGAGCGATGAGGTGGACGGCGACCTGGTCAGGTCAGACGACGTAAAGCTGATAGACTTTTCCGTATCCGTTCCGATCGACCTTAGCGATTCGGTGGAGTTTAACGGCGTATCGTATAATCTGGTCAAGATCACTCCAACGTACGTGGGTAACCATGTCGGCGTTAGAACCCTTCAGTTGAGGAGATAGGGTGCCCTCACAGTGGGTCGTCAGCCCGATGGAGTTTGTGCCGACGTTGCACGACTCCGTCAAGAAGGTCACCGAAGAGGTGGCCATAGAGATCTTTGCTGGCGTGATCCACAGAACCCCATATTTTACCGGTAACTTGAGGGCTTCCTGGCGCATTCGAGAGGGGTCAGAGGACCTGTCTACGACGACAACCGGCTCCGCGCTGGTGCCGATCGGCCCCCCGAGCATCCCGAAAACTCTCGGTAAGTTGCCCAGGTATCCGACCGTCTACATCACCAACGCTATCCCGTACGCCGATGTGGTCGAGAATGGCAGCCCCAAGAACCCGGCGGCGTACATGGTCAAACTAACACTGGAATCTTTACGTAATACGTGAGCTACCAAGCCGCCCAGGTCAGCATAGAGTCAGAGTTTGTGACTAACTGGACCTATACGCAGGTCGCTCGCGATAACGTGGATTTCGAACCTCAAAGTCTGACGGAGTGGGTTCGTATCACCGTTTTACCTGCCTCGGGGAGGCAGGCGTCGATGGGTGCGGACCCGCTATTCAGGTATAATGGCCTTTTTTGTGTTCAAATCTTTACCAGGAGCGGTTTAGGGTGGGGTCGGGCGACGGAGTTGGCCGATCTGATCACTCCGCTTTTTCGAAATAGGCGCTTAGGTAACATCCAGTTCTACGTCCCCGAGATGATGCGGGTAGGGGTCACCGATGGGTGGTACCAGGTGAACGTAGATTGTCCGTTTTATCGCGAGGAGTTTTAAGCCATGACTATCGGTACCTCAAATCGCACGGCGCTCCGGTACGTCGCCGAATCCGTCCTCGGGACCACGCCGGCCACGCCGGCCCTCAAGGGTATCCGGTACACCGGCGAGTCGCTGAACTACAACATCAGCAACATCACCAGTAACGAAATCCGCGAGGATCGCGTTACGGCCGACCTTGTCCAGGTCTCCGGTGAGGTGGCCGGCGACATCAACTGGGAGTTCTGTTACGACGCGTTTGACGACCTGATCGAGGCCGTGCTCTGCGGTACGTGGGGCGCGCCTGTGTCTGGCGTGGCTACGCTGGAGAACGGTACGACCCTCAGGTCTTTCACGTTCCAGAAGCACTTCCAGGATACGACGGCGGCCGTGTACCTGACCTTCAAGGGCTGTCGCATGGGCTCGATGGACCTGAATTTCGAGACTGGCCAGATCGTTACCGGCAAGTTCGGGGTCCTCGGGCTCAACGCCTCTACGTCGGCATCGCAGATCGCCGGCGCGACGTTCCCAGCTGTGACGACGAATACGCCGATGAACGCGGTCTCGAACATCATCGAGATCAAGGAGGACGGCATCACGTCGACCCAGCTCTTCAGCAAGCTGTCACTGTCGTACAACAACTCGCTGAGGTCCCAGCGCGCTATCGCCAACCTCGGGGCGGTCGGCATCGCCCTGGGTCGCATCGACCTGGGCGGCTCGATCGAGGCGTACTTCCAGGATAAGACCCTCCTCGACAAGTTCATCGCGGCGACGTCGTTCGCACTGCTCCTCAAGGTGCGTGACGTGCAGAATAACACGTACGAGATCATCGTCCCTAAGGCGAAGTTCGAGTCCGGCAATGTCGTGGCCGGCGGCCTCGATCAGGACCTGATGTTCTCGGCCACGTGGAAGGGCGTGTACGATTCGGTGACCACCTCGATCTTCCAGGTCACGCGCGACGCGACGCCAGTCGGCCCGTAATTCTCCTGGCCCTCCCCGGGTCAGCGACGACCGGGGAGGTTTTTTAACCCTGCGGAGGCGTTAAGATGATCGTAGTCGATCGGAATAAGAGTAATCAAGATAAGGGAGTTTGGACGAAGTTCGGAGATAGCCAGTTCAAGGTGGCCCACACCGGGTCCATCAGGTTTCAGCGCATCTTGAACCGGCTTCAGGCTCCGCATCGTCGTAAGATCGAGAAGGGAACTCTGGATCCGTCCATCTCTCGTGACATCCTATGCGAGGCGATGGCCGGCGGACTCCTTCTGGACTGGAAGGACGTCATCAACTCCAACAAGGAGGAGGTCCCATTTTCGCCGGAGATGGCGGAGATGGCCCTCAAGAACAACGACGATTTGCGCGAGTTCTTGCAGGAGTTCGCGCTAGACCTGGAGAATTTCCGGGCCGAGGAGATGGAAGAAGAGGGAAAATCCTGACGGAGTGCGTCAAGTGGCATGCGGAGTGGGCGCCTCGGGAGGACTTTCTAGACGATGTGTGGGCTCAGACGAAGATAGAGCCAGAGGCGCTCAAGTCTAAGCCCGATGTGCCCGCTCATTTGTGGGCGTATTACCGAACGTTCCTGACGCTGTCCACTAGGCGCCAGGTTGGGATGGCGATAAACCCGATATCTATGACGGATATCGTGGCGTATATGGATAAGTTCGGCACGCCGGAGGACGATGACGAAAAATTCGTGGCATACATCGTTTTAATGGACTCGGCATTCTTGCTAGTTCACAACGGTAGGGGTAAGAGGGGGTCGGTCGCAAGTGACTCAAGAGGCGAAACTCCGAGTAGTAGTAGACGGTAAGGAGGCCGCTTCTGGATCTCGAGTCGTTATCGAGAATCTGGAGGGTATCACCCATGCCGGCGACAAGGCCTCCAAGTCCGTAGACTCGATCACCGAGTCACTGAAGAAGATGGCATCCTCCCACGAGGGCATTGGGAGCATGCTAAAGACGGTCATCTCCCTGACGGCGATAATCGAGGCCGGTAAGACCGTCTTCAATATCACCGATCGTGTTCAGGGATTCGTGTCCACGATGTCTGTGGTCACCGGCAGCGTGCGCCAGGCTCGCGAGGAGCTGGACTACCTGTTCAGTATCGCCAATAAGTGGGGCGCCAACATCGAGGCCCTCACCAACTCGTACGCCAAGCTGTCCGCCGCGGCGATGGGCACCACCCTGCAGGGTCAGGGAATTCGCGATATTTTTGAGTCCATTACGAAGGCCGGCGTGGCGATGCACCTCAGCACACAGGATCTCACGCTGGTGTTCTTCGCCCTCCAGCAGATGGTGAGCAAGGGCCGGGTGTCTATGGAGGAGCTGCGCAAGCAGCTCGCCGAGCGGTTCCCGGGCACCATGCAGATGGCCGCCGAGGCCATGGGCACGACGGTCGACGGCCTGGAGAAGATGATCCGGGCCGGAAAGCTGCTGACCGAGGACTTCCTGCCGAAGTTCTCCAAGATCATCGGCGAGCGGTTCCATGACGCGGCCGTGGTGGCGTCCACGAACCTGCGAGCGGAGTGGAACAAGCTCATCAACACGTTCGACAAGTTCCTGATCGTACTGTCCGAGTCCGGGGCGATCGAGGCGGCGTCGAGCCTGATTCGCACCATGACGGAGATCATGAGCAATCAGAGCGGGGTGGCCGTCCAGCTTAGCACCATACTGTCGAGGCTGTTCGGGTACGTCGAGGAGTTCCTCAAGAACCTAACGGCCGAGGACATAGAGTCGTTCTTTACGGCCCTATACGAGGTGCTTTCCGCCCTAGTGACGATGGTCGGCGCCCTGGTGTCGGCGTTCAACTTCCTTGTGGACGCCCTTAGGCCGGTCAAAGACGCCTTTATGTTCGTATTCGAGGGGCCGCTACTCGCCATCAAGCAGCTATTCGCGCTGGTTAAGGTGTTTAGGGGCGAGATGACGTTCGCCGATTGGGCGGCCGGTCAGGAGAAGCTGACCAGCGCTAGCGTCAAGTACGGCGTGTCTAATGACGATGCCAGGGATAAGATCCTCGCTCGCATGGCCGCCGAGAATATGGCCATAGACGCCTCCAACAAGGCGCATAACGCGGCGGTGCAAGCGTACCAGGACTCAGAGCGCAACGTCTCCATCAAGACCAAGGAGATAACGGCCACCGAGCGGCTCCGTGATCTGGACATCACCAAGTCCGAGCTCAAGGCCGAGCTGTCTGATCGCGATATCACGATGGCTCGTAAGACACAGATCCTTACGGCCCTGATCTCGCTGAACAAGGAGTACGGCACGGTCGCCGCGCAGGCTAACAAGGAGGCCGAGACATCCGCTAAGGCCGCCGCCAAGGCGTACGACGACTTTAATCGCGCTCAGAAGGCTCAGTACGCGGACGCCGTCAAGCTGATGGAGGTCCTGAAAAAGCAGGGCGTGCAGGTGACCGAGAATAGGATGGTCGAAGACCTGTACGCGGCCTCTATGGCCGTATCCACCATCGCCAGGGAGGATATGCGCAAGAAGATGTTTGCGCTCCTCGAAACACAGATATACCTCAACAATGCTAATCGTGTGGCGGCGGAGCTGGAGACGTATCTCCAGAAGGCCTATGAGGACGAGATCAAGTCTCTTGACAAGAAGATTGAAACGAGCGCGGAGGCCGTCAGGAAGCAGAAGGAGGAGAATGAGGCCATCGGACAGACGGCCATCAATCTCAAGATCCTGGAGAACGCCCGTATCGACGCAGAGATCGCCACTCTTGAGGCTACGCTGGCTACAAAGCAGAGCGCCCTGGCGTGTACAGAGGAATCAGAGAAGCTTAAGGAACTTATCCAGAACAAGAAGGATCTTCGTGCACTGAATACGAGTAACATCGAATTGCAGTGGGCGGATAACCTGTCTAAGGCGACGGGCGACGGGCTAAAGAAGACGGCCACCGAATTCGAGAAGATGGGCGACTCCATCTCCGACACCATATCCGACGCCCTGATGAGGGGGTTCGAGGACGGCAAGAGTTTCGCCAAGAACTTCCGAGACGTGCTGCTGAACATGTTCAAGACGAACATCATGCAGCCGGCCATCAAAGCCATTATCGGCGGCATCTTCGGCGGGTCCGGCTCGGCCTTCGCCGGCGGCGGTGGCGGTGTTGGGGGCGGCGCCGGGCTGTTCGGCGGACTGTCGAAGATGGTTGGCGGGTTCAGCAACCCGTTCGGGGCCGGGTTTAGTCTGTCTAACAACCAGTGGGGCGGTGGGGTTCAGTCGCCCGAGGGCGGATTGCCGTTCTTTTCCACCGGGGATCAGCTCGGACAGGCCGCGGCCGGTGCCGGTACTGGGTTCGCCATAGGATCGCTAGTATCGTCCTTCGTAAGCGAGAGGCGCAAGACCGGCGCGCAGGTCGGCGGCACAATAGGCGGGGCTATTGGGTCTATCTGGGGTCCTATCGGAGCCATGATCGGATCGGCCTTGGGCTCCCTAGTAGGGTCTCTTTTTAAGTCCGGCGGCGGTGTGAAGACCGAGGGGTCCGCGTCATCGAGGGCCGATGTCAAGACGGGGCAGGTGGACAAGGGCGATATGGGCCGGCTATTCACGCTAAGCACGGCCGACGCGGAGTATCAGAAGGTGTCAGACAGTATCGCCACCGGATACATCCAGGCGGCTCGCGGCCTGGGCATCAAGGCCGGTACGGCTCAGTTCTCCATCGGCGGCGCCGTGGACCCGAAGGGCGACGCCGGAACTCTGCTCAGCGCTCAGGCGATGGTCGGCGATAGGGTCGTGTATAACGCCGCCGACATCGACGTGGGCAGAGATCCTGCGGAGTACACCGCCAGGATCGCCCTCGAGACTAAGCGAATGCTGTTCGCCGCCATCCAGGGCTCGGACCTGCCCACGTACCTGTCGACGCTGTTCGACAGCGTGAAGGTCTCCGAGGCCACCGAGGCCGACATCACCAAGATGCTGGATATGGGGGCGGCCCTCCAGACGGCGGTCAAGAGCGTGATCAGCCTGCAGCCCCAGCTTGAGGCGCTAGACGCGTCCCAGTTGGAGGCGTTCGTGGACGTGTTCGGCGGCGCCCAGGCCATGGCCGAGCGCTTCGCCTTTATCGGACAGAACTTCACGACGGACGCCGATAAGCTGGCGACGGTCCAGGCGCAGCTGACCGATGGGTTCGCCGGGATAAGCATGGAGGTGCCCAAGACCCACACCGAGTTCATGGCGTTACTCGGCGGCCTGAACCTGACCACCGAAGCCGGGCGAGCCACGTACGAGGTGATGACATCTCTGGCCCCGGCCTTCGTCACCCTGAACGGCACCGCACAGCAGGCGACCGAGTATATCACGGCCACTACGGAGGCCTTCGAGTACTTCGGGTACGCCCTAAACGAGGTGGATCCGGTCGTATTGAGCGCCCTGGCCGAGGGCTTCGGCGGCATGGGCGCGGCCCTCGACTCGATCGGGTTCCTGCTGGATAACTTCTACACGAACGCCCAGCGCGGCGCGGCGGACCTAGAGGCCCTGAATAGCGGCTTCGATGACCTGGGCCTGGCCGTGCCGGAGACTCACGCAGGGTTCCTGGAAATCTTAAACGGGCTCAACCTGACCATTCCGGCCGAGAGGGATATGTACGTGGCCCTCATGCGGCTGGCCGGCGTGTTCGTCCGGGTCAACGGCACCGCTCAGGACGCCGCCGAGTCCATAGACGAGGTGTCGGACGCGCTGTCCAACGTCGTCGACCTGGGCAGTATCGGAAAGACGATGCGCTCGGAGTTCGATCGCGTCACCTCTATGATAGACGATACGGTCGGGCAGATGAGCGGCACGATGGGCGATCAGCTGTCGTTGAAACTGACTATGATCGCTCAGCAGATCGACTGGTTCACCTCTCAGCTGAGCACGGTGCAGGCCGGTAGCGGCGAGTACCAGGGCCTGATGGAGCTGATCGATAAGCTGAAGGATCTGAGCACTAAGTCGGCCGGGGACCTGGCGAAGTTCATCCTGCTATCGGCTCAGTACGGTCCTGCCCTGGCCGAGCAGCGGTTCGAGCTGGAGAAGTGGCGCGATGACATGCTTAAGAGGTTCGCGGGCAACCAGCCGGTCATGGACGCCATCCTCAAGACCTTCGACGATCGCTGGAAGGAGATCCTAGAGGGCATCTCCGGCGGCGTAGAAAATACGCTGACCGAGCTTGAGCGGATCAAAGAATCCCTGAGACAGTACCTCAAGGACATTGCGCTGCGTGACGACATCTCGCCGCTATCGCCGTCGGCCAAGCTCGCCGCGGCGCAGAAGGACTATCTCGACCTGCTTGGGAGGGCGCAGGGCGGGGACATCGACGCGCTGCGCGACCTGCAGGGGGCGGCTGACGCTTACCTGAAGGTGGCTCGTGATATGTTCGCCAGCACTAGCGACTATAACCGCATATGGCAGTCGGTGGTCAGCGCGCTGACCGCGCTAGCCGCACCGGCCCAGACCGGCGGGCCGGAGCCGAACTCCAACGACGCCGTGATCGCCGCGGCCATGCCACGCGAATCGCCGATCGCATCACAGCAGGACATCCAGAATATGCACGACGAGGTGGCCGCCCTATTGCGTGCCATCGCCAAGGGTACACGTGATTCTCCAGAGACTATAGTGCAAGCCCTCGAAACCACAGCTGCCGCGGCGGCGCCACGCAAATGACCGACGCTGAGTACCTCCTCTGGCTGAAAAACGGCGCACGGCAGTCCGTCCTCCTCGCCGAGCTGCAGTACGCCTACGACGTGTCCGGCGCGCCACAGATCGGCACGATGTACTTTTCCGACGCGCCATACGCGACCGGCAGTGCGGAGTCACCCGGCAGCACCGCTTACCGCGACGCTATCGTGGCGGCGCCCGGCTACAGTCGCGCCATCGACCGCGCGTCCCTCGGCGGGCGGGCGCGCTTCACCGTCGGCTCGCTGGAGCTGGACAACTCCGACGGCGGGCTCGACTTCCTGCTCGACCGCATCATCGACGGGCATCAGGCGACATTCCTGCTCGGCGCGGTGGGGTGGGCGCGGGCCGACTTCCGCACGATCTTCGTCGCCACGCTGGACGCGATCCGCGCCAGCGAGACACGGCTGACCATCACCCTGCGCGACAACGGCGCGCTGCTCGACAAGCGCGTGTCTGGTGCGGCCATCGGTGGCAGCGAGGCGGCGGCGGGCGCCCGGCGTCCTCTGATCCTCGGCGGGCCGGAGCGCGTCGAAGCGGTCCTATCGGACCGGGCGAACCTGCGCTACTACATCGGCAGCGACCTGGTCGGGGCTGATGTGCAGGTCTATGACGCGGGTCTGGTGGTTGGTAGGTCGCAGGGTACCTCTGGGACGACGCTCGCTATGTTTCCCGCCGGTGAGGGAGGCAGTGGTGGGACGGTTATAAGTTCCGACACCGATAACTTCCTCTGCGATACGACGATGTCGTTCCTCACTGAGGATGTCGTCTACTTGGTGCGCACGGCGTCGGGCGTCGACCCATTTTGCAATCCACCGCTGGTTCCCAACGCCTACTACTGGGTGCGTAATGCGGTGCAAGTCGAGGGCGGAGGATATTTCCAGCTGTCGACCACACGCACTGGCTCGCCCATCGACATCATCAATGGCACCTACAGCGGCATATTGGAACTCCGCCGGTGCAACTTCCGACCGTACGACGACGGCAGCATCGACCTCGCGCACCCGGCGGCGGGTGTGGTCACGGCCGACTACACATGGCCGCCGTCGGCGGGTCACACCCAGCCGCTGACCCGTCACTACTTCACGTCGGTCCTAGAACACTTCGTCAACGTCGAAGCGGCGTTTCCTCCGGGCTCCTTCGTCGCGCACCCATCCGCGCAAAACCTGTCGGCCGAGAGCGAGCCGCTCGACGGCGGCGATCCGGCCGTCGGTCTGGTCATCAGCGAGCCGACCAACGCGATGGACCTGTGCGATGAGCTGGTCAGCTGCATTCACGGCTTCTGGTCTAATACCCGCACCGGCTTCTTCCAGTACGGGCGCGTGCTGCCTAACGGAAGCACCGACTTCGACACGCCGACCTACGCCATCAGTGACGACGACGTGGCGCGCCGGTCAGTCACGCTCGACCGCCAGCCGCCGAAGTACTCGCGCTTCAGCTGCCTCTACGACAAGAACTGGACGCCGCAGCAGTCGGACTTCGCCGATGCGGTAGAGGCTTGGTACATCGCCTACGCCTCGTCGCCGGGGCGCGTCGCGGTGGGGACGGCCGAGAGCGGCACGTCCTACACCACGGCGCCGAGTCGGTATCACAAGACGATCACCGAGAGCGATCAGGTCGACACGCTGCTGAGAGGCGGGCAGGCGGCGGGTTTCTGGCTGGCCCGTGCGCGGAGCAAGTGGTCACCGCACAACGAGATCATCACGCTGCAGACGCACCTCGGTTACTACCTGCTGGAACTGGGCGACGTGGTCGGGCTAGACATCGGCGTGCTGGGGCTCATCAACGTCACCGCGCAGGTCATCGGCATCGACGTGGCGCTGTCCGAGTCGCGGATGACGCTGACGCTGATCCGCAAGCGGGTGCCGATCCATCCGGCGTTTTCTGTCGACGTGTCGTGGGCGGAGATGGAGGCGCCGACCTAAATGGCCAACCTGCGCATCGTGCCGAGGAACTGGTTCGACGAAGCGGTGAACCTCACCGTCACGTCGGAGGCATCGACGACGATGGAGATCGAGAACGCGCAGATCACGCCGCGCGGGATGTTCTGGCGCTCCACGTCGACCGCCGCGCAGACCATCCAGGGCAACTGGAACAACGTCGTGCGCAAGTGCAACGTGTTCGCGGTGTTCCGCCACAACTTCCGCGGCGGTACGGTCCGCCTGCAGCTGTTCTCCGGCAACGACTGGACGACGCAGGTCTACGACTCGACGGCGCTCACCGTATCGAGCACGCCGGCCGGTTCACACGATTGGGGCAACGTGACGGGCGTCGATCCGCTCATCGCCGACGCGCCATACGTGCTGTTCTTCACTGAGGCGACGACGGCGAAGAGCTTCAGGATCACCACAGGCGGCACGCCGGCCGACGCCTACTGGCAGGCGTCGCGCATCTGGCTGGGCAGGTACTTCGAGGTCACGACCAATATGGACGTTGACATGGGGCTAACGTGGGTCGACGACGCCGAGCAGAGTCGCAGCCGGGGTGGCAGCCTGCGCACCGCGGCGGGCGGCAAGTGGCGCCGGCTGATGCTCGACTTCACGTTCATGTCCGAGGCCGAACGGCAGACGTGGGTCGACCTGGAGGGCGTGTGCGGGCGCGATCGCGACATGGTCGTATCGGCGTTTCCGTCCCTGACCGGGCGCAGGGAGCGCGATTATTCGTTAAATTGCGTGTTTGCCGACCTTGACCCCACACTGTACGGGATCAGCGTCCACAAGAAGCGCGTGGTACTGGAGGAGGTGTGACGCCCGTGCGCGACGAAACGCACCACAACGATCAGCTCGACGAACTGATCGAACGAGCGGACGACCCCTTGCTCAAGGCGATGCTGCTGGTCATGCGCAAGATGTCGGGCCACTTGGACGACCAGATGCACGCGCTGCGCGAGCTGGCCGACGCGGTGAGCCGCATCGACCGCGACGTGGACTTGCATCGCGCTAATGACGACCGACGCGTGGCCGGGGCGAAGGGAGCTATGTGGGGCGCGGGGCTGCTGGTCGGCGCGCTGTTCACGTTGGTGGCCTACGTGCTGGCAGCGCACATCGCGGCGGACGCCAAGGACAGTGACCAGATTCGCGTCAACTCGGTCCGGCTGTCGGTCATGGAGTACCAGCTTTCCGAGGCGATCAAGCGCCTCAACAACGGGCGATAGACGTGGCCTCCGACGAGCCCCCATCCAACACCGCGCTGATTCGCATCGCGTTCGACCTGCTACTGTCGCTGGTCGTGGGTACGGTTGGGCTGATCGTCTACGACGTGCGGCAGGACATCAAGGACATGCAGGCGCACGCTGCCATACAGGACGCGGCTATCGCGCTGGTGCGCGAGCGGATGCCAATAGAGTACGTGCGGATGGATGTCTACATCCGCGACCGGGTCGAGATTCGCGAGTCGCTGGCGCGGATCGAAGCGTTGCACCGCGAGGCTGTTTTGAACCACAGGAGGTAGATCATGGGATTGCTCGAATTCGTCATCGCTGTTGCCGTACTGGGTCTGGTCTGGTATCTGGTCACGACCTTCGTGCCGATGCCGCCACCTGGCAAGACGATCCTGTCGGTCGTGTTCGTCGTCATCCTGCTGATACTGGTTCTGCAACTGTTCGGGCTGACCGGCTACCGGCTGCGCGGATGATCGACTGGTTCAAAGCGCTGTTTGGTAAGAAGCCCGCGCCGGAGCCGCCCAGCTTCGGCGGGGCGGGCGCGACGACGACCTTCGATCAAGCGCGGCTGCCGCGCGGACTGAGGAATAACAACGGCGGGAACATCCGTGGCGGCCCGGTGCCGTGGAAGGGCGAGGTCGGGCGCGATCCAGTGGACTTTGTGATCTTCTCGTCGGCGCACTACGGCCTGCGGGCGCTGGCGAAGCTGCTCATCACCTACCGGCTGAAGTACGGGCTCGACTGCGTTGAGGAGATCATCGGCCGCTGGGCGCCAACGTCGGAGAACGATACGCGGGCCTACGTTAATGCGGTCGCGCGTGAGGTCGGCGTATCACCGACGGAGACGATCAACGTCGTCACCGACCCGGCGATGCTCGGTCGCCTGGTGGCCGCGATTGTGCGCCATGAGAATGGGCAGCAGCCGTACTCCACAGAGCAGATCAACGCAGCGGTCGCTGACGCACTGGAGGTCGCGTGATGAGCTTCTTCCGGCAGGCGGTGAGCGACAGCGAAGGAGTGCCTGACATCGCCTATGTCGTGATCGGGCTGATGGCCGTCGCGGCCATCGCGTCACTCATTTTCATCATGGGAATGAGTGTCTACGACTACAGCACTTGCCAGCCGCAGACTACGCTGACCAAGGGGCCGGAGGCGCTGACCAGCATCGTGCCATGCCGCTTCGATCCGTTGCCCATCGGACAGGCGGCTGGGTTGATCTTCGGCGCGTTCGGCGTGCTGATCGGTTCGCTCGCCGGGTACATGGCGGCGACGCGGCGACGCGAGAACAGCATGGGCCGCTCCGAGAGCAGCAAGGCATGATGATCCAGCTGATCGTCGCCGGGGTCATCGCGGCAGTCGCTGCGGGCGGCGGCTTCTGGGCGGGCCTGAAGATGGGCACGGCCGAGGTGCAGGGCTGGATCGAGGTCGCCGCTGAGTGCAACGCCCAACAGCTGCAGATCAAAGAGGACGGCGACGCGCGGGCGAAGCGAGCCGAGGAGCAAGCGAGCAAGGCGACCGCCGAACTCGCGCGGGTGCGCAAGCAAGCGGAGGCGGATCGTGCGAACTGGATACGTGAGGCTAGTGACGGCTGGACTGCTTATCTTGATTCTGAGCGGGTGCGGAACACTCCAAAAGTGGGCAGTGACGGCGAGATTGCCCTCGCCGCCTGCCGATCTGATGCGAGCTCCACTCGAAGTGCCCTCCGCGCAGTCCTTGAAGCCGCCTTCGCCGTCCACTCCGTCGCCACGATCAACACCGAGCAGCTGAAGCAGCTTCAGGACTGGGTACGGGAGGTCACGAAATGAAGAAGTTCCTCGACAAACTCGCGGCGCAGGTCGCCGCCCATCCGCGCGAGGCAAGTATCGCGCTCATCGTCACGTCCATCGGCTGGGCCGTCGCTGGCTTCGCCTTTCTCATCAAGTAGGAGCGCGGCATGGCACTCGTACTGGTCAACGGCGGCGAGGACCTCGCGCTGAAGGCGCTGCTCAATCACACCGCCGGGCAGAACCTCGTCCTGCGGCTGTTCCGCAACGATCAGACGCCGGTCGACACGCACACCGCGAGCGACTACACCGAGGCAAACTTCACCGGCTACGCCAACGTGACGCTGACCGGGTCAAGCTGGTCGGTGTCCGGCGGTTTGGCGAGCTACGCGCAGCAGGCGTTCACGTCGTCGGCCGGATCGCAGAACCAGAACGTGTATGGCTACTACATGACGCAGACGAGTTCCGGCTTGCTGGTCTACGCCGAGCGCTTCACGAATGGCCCATACAACATCGCGGACAACGGCGACGTGATCCGCGTGACGCCGACTATCAACGCCGACTAGGAGCCGATCATGGCTGACTTCAAGACCAAATATCCGGCAACGTCGAGCGTTGCGCTGACCATCACACTGGCGTCGCTGGCGACCTCTTCGACGCGGCTGGTCGGGCGTTCGTCGGTGTACGTTGACAACACCACGAACCTCGACCTCGATCACCTGCTGTCCGGCAGCCTTCGCGTCGGCTCGGTGGCGCTCACGGCAAACAAAGCGATTGAGATATGGGTAGCCGCGCCGATCAAGATCGTCACTGGCACGCCAACGTTTCCGCACACATTCGGCACCGATGCTTCGCAAACGCTTGTCAATGACGGCCAGAAGTGGGCGATGATGCAGCCCGCGCTGACGATCTACCCGGCGACGACGACAGGTGTCGACTACTTCATTCGGCCCATATCGGTGGCGGGTCTATATGGTGGCGTGCTGCCGCCCTTCTGGTGCGCGTTCGTGACCCATGACACCGGGCAGAATCTTGACTCGACCGGGTCGAACTTCTACCTGCACTACGAGCGCATCCAGAACCAGTCGGTGTAAGCGATGCGGTTCACGAAACTCCTTCCGACCGGCGCATCGGTACAGGCCGGGGCGGAGCTAGTAGAGGCATTCGGCGGTGCTCAGGTCGGCGGCGCGCTGCTGCCATCGCTCGGCGCGGTCAGCGCGGGCGGCCCGCTAGTCCTCACCGGCGGGCCGAGGATCATCGGGGGCGACGGTTTCCCGGCGTGGGAGGGCTCCGGCTCTTCGATGGTGCACGCCAAGATGCGCCGCCCGCTGGTGCTCGGCACCGACCAGTGGTTCAGCTTCGTCTGTGTGTTCCGCAAGCGCACGTCGAGCATCGACGCTAACGCCATCGCCGCCTTCGGCTCCGACTCCGGCTCGGCGGGCAACACGCTGATGTTTCTGGCCGGCGACTCGTCGGGCGCGAACATCCTGCGCTTCTACATTCAGGATTCAGGCGGGGGCACGTACACCGCACCGAATCCGGCCATCCTCACCACGGGCGCGGTCGCGGTGTCCGACATGCGCTGGCACACCATCGCGCTGTCCTCCTCACTGATCGACCTCGGCGGCGGCGGCACCAGCCTGCGCCGTGCCTACGTCGACGGCATGTTCGAAGGCGAGGGGACGGCCGCCCCAGCGACGCTGGCGGCGACGACGTTCCAGCATATGTGCGCGAACGGCGTCGTGCGCACGACGGCTTCGGCGAGCGTTGGCGCCTTCGACGTGGCCCTAGTCGTGCCGCTGTTTGGGCGCCTTGACCACGCTGACCTACAAAGCCTGTCAGTCAATCCGTGGCAGCTGTTCCGCACGCAGAAGCACCGCCCGGTCCTGCGGCAGGAGGCTGGCGGAACCGCATCGCAGGACTACGTCGGCAGCGGCTATCTCATCTTCACCGGCGCGGCGACAACCAGCCGCCAGTCGCACACGAACAACTACGTCGGAAGCGGCACGCTCACCATTAGCGGCAGCGCGGGCGTCAACTTCGGCGAAGGCGGTCCGGGCACGGGCGGAGGAGGAACGGTATGCGCCGACGCGGTCTGGGTCGGCGCCCCCAACGAAGAGCGGATGCTCTACCACAACGGCGTGTACTACGGCGGCGGCATGTCAAAGGTCGCCACCGGCGGCGACATGGTCATGTGGAAGTACACCCCGGCGACAGGTGACACGCAGCGCGTCATCGTGCGCGATAACTTCCAGGGCGATGACCACAACAACCCGGCGATGGTATTCCTGCCCGACGGGCGCATCGCCATCGCCTACGCCGAGCACGGCACGACGCGCCCGATGGCGCAGGTCAGCATCAACCCCTATGACATCGGGACGTGGGGGCCGGTTCGCTACACCTACTGGACACAGGCGAACTACTCCAACATCATCAAGATCGGGAACTACTACTGGGTTTGCTTCCAGCCGACCGCCAACCGGCTCGACTACGCGGTGCGAACTACGGACTTCGTGACATTCGGAAGCGAATTTTGCTTCATCGACACCGACTCATACGGGAACAAAAACCCGTACACCACGATGACGCAGAACGGGCCGAACCGTGTCGATTGCTGCTACGTCACACAGCACCCGGCGCAGGGGGACGGGCACGCTGACATCTATCACCTGTACTTCACGGAAACGAACGGCGCTTTTATCCCGCATAAGGCCGACGGCACGGTCATGTCGATGCCGGTGCGGGCGACCGACGGCACGCTGGTCTACGACTCTGGCTCATCGAACTGCGTGATGACGCAGGTGCGTATCGGCCCCGACGGGAATCCGCGCCTGCTGTTCGTGCGGTTTGAGACCAGCAGCGATCACCGCTGCATGTTTACGCGATTCAACGGCACTTCATGGACCGCTGCGGTGCAGATCGTGGCGATGGGCGGCGGCATCGCGCCCGTGAACGAGCCGTTCTACAGCGGCCTGATGAGCTTCGACGGAAACGACACCAATCGCGTCTACGTCAGCGTCAAGGTCGGCAGCTATCACGAGATTCAGCAGTGGGAGACCACCGACAACGGTGCGACGTGGAACAAGACCGCCGACATCACCAGCGGCAGCACGGAGAAGAACATCCGCCCGTACTCGGTAATCGGGCACGACGGCATCAAGGTGTTCTGGGCGCAGGGATACTACGAGGACTATACTGACTACGACACCGACCTCATTTCAATCGGCACGACCGCTGGCACGTCGCTGCAGCACGCGCGGCCGTCGGCCGACGTTCTCACGGGGGCGTGGACGCCGAGTGAAGGTACGCTGCTGTATAGCACCCTAGACGAGGTCAACGAGAACGACGCCGAGTACATCACCTGCGTGGTGCCCGGCAGCAATTGCTTCGTGCAGCTGTCGACCATCACCGACCCGCTGACCGGTAACGGCCACGTCGTGCATGTCCGGGCGCGGGCGCCCTACGGCGGCAGGGTCCGTGTCCTGCTGCACGACACGTCCGCTGGCAGCCGCACTACGCTTGCGACGTGGGATGTCCTGCTGACGCCGCTGTTCTTCACCTACGCGCTAGCGTTGACCGCCGCAGAGGCGGATTCCATCGTGAACTACGCGACGCTGCAACTGAGCTTCGCGCCATTTGGGTTACCTGCCTACGAAGGAGAATGGTCATGACCGAACTCGAAACTATCGCCGCCAAGCTGGACGACCTGAAGGCGGCGCTCGCCGAACTGCTTATGCGCATCCCCGGTCCGGTGGTCACCAAGTACGACATCGAAGCCGCCACGACGCAGACGCACACGCAGGGCGCGATGCCCGACGACCAGAGGGCGTTCATCGACCTCGTCATCGGGATGCACCGCATGCCCGACAACGAGGCGACGCAGCTGCGCGAAGAGAACCTGACGACGGGCGACGCCGCCTATCAGGCGGAGTACCACGACGGCAACGTGCCGCTGGCCGATCTGGACGAGGTCGACGCCGCCTACTTCGCGAACATGATGGGGCCGTACAAGGACAAGACGAAGCAAGACCTGCGCTGGGCGGGCGCGGTCGGCGGGACGACGGCGGAGATCAATGCCTTCCGCAGCTGGGGCGAGGCGTGGCGGAACAAGCACGATCCGAAGGCGTACACCGGGCCGCTGACGATCATCAAGGCGATGATGGGCGAATAGCTACTTCGTAAGTAGTTGTTTTATATACGTAATTATAACACACGTGAGCTTACGTAAAACTATCAACGTATATAACTACGTAGTAGCTATTTTGAAGTAGCTGGAGAGCGCACCGGTCTGTCGTAAAATAACACGGGTGGTAGCTAGGTAGCTACCACCCGCTAGTTCTGACAGCCCTACTCGGTCAGCGGGCGCCAGCGAGTGGCGACGGGGTGGAACGGGATTCCGTCATTGGTGAGGTTGGCGTACTCCACCGTCACACGACGCCCGATGAACTGGTCCCGATGCACGAAGACGAACCTCTTCTGATCGTGCGGGCCCGGGGCGAGGGTGCGAAAGGTCCGGCCGGACGGCATCTTGCACACAAGGACGCCGAGGCCGTCCGACCCCTCCACCACGCCGGTAACCTCGAACTCGGCGTCCTCCCTGGCCTTGACCTTTAGCAGGCCCGATGACCTGGTCCCGCTCTCGTACGGTGAGGACGGGATCCGCACCATAGCGCCCTCGTACCCGTGCACCCTAAAATCCTCGAAGTAATCCCACACCTCATTGGCGGTCTTCGCCACCTGATTTGGGACTACAACCACCCGATCGGACGCCGCCACGGCCACGGCCGTAGCGGCGTCGGCGTACCGATCCGGGAACATATCACGACTGATCGAGTCGTACACGTGTAGGACGAGCTTCTCCGTGCCGGGCTGGGCCTTCTTGGCCAGCGATGCGATGGTCTGCAGCGGAGTGCCATGCCTGTATATCTCCCCGTCGAGGATGATCCCGTCCGGCAGGGTGCCCTCGAACGCCGTGGCGATGTGGCGAAGGGCGTCCAGCTCCTTGCCCTGGCGCGAGTAGCAGATGACCGACCCATCCGGCCGACGGGTGACGAGACACCTGAACCCGTCCAGCTTGGGCTGCACGATCACCTTGCCGGGCCACACACGAAGGTCGTCCAGCTTCTTGGCTAGCATGGGCGGTGGCAGGTTGAGGGTGTTGAGCACCGGCTGGGTCGACGCGATCTCATGACTATCTACGTACCCTCGATCACGCTGTCGGTTGATCCGGGACTGCACCCTCGATATCACCTGTTGCTCTAGCGTCCTGCCGGCCAGGCCTATGGGCACCACCTCCTCGTGGAACACCTCGGCCCCTCCGCTCACAGTGGAGTGAGCCATCTTCACGACGTTGCCCTCGGCCCAGATGCGCCACGTGCCCACGCCCAGCTTATTGCTGCGATATAGGGTGATCACTGCACCTCCACCCTGCTCGTGACCAGCACGTGGTCCCTCTCGCCGGTCACCTCAAACCTCTGGACATCGACGCTCATCACGGTGGTGAGCGTATCGCGCTCGAACTCCTCGATAGAGGCCAGGATCTGGTTTTCGAGGACCCTCTTGCGCTTGGAAACGTCAGTCACGTCCATGTCATCCCTTAGGTATGTGAATCCACTGCCGGTCATCCCGGCCATAAACCCTGTTAAACGTCCACAGGTCCCTTGACTCCGAGTGCGGATACTCCTCGGCGAAAACTATCTTGATGCACGGCGTATTCATCAGCATGCGCACACACTGCACGCACGGCGAGGCGGTGCAGTACGCGGCGTATATGTCCTCCGGGTCACGACAGCTGATCAGGGCGTTGGCCTCCGCGTGAATGGCCTGACAGAGATGTAGACCCGTACCGGATGGTAGGCCGGCCCCCGGACAAGGCGTATCTGTACAATGAGGTAGCCCGGACGCAACTCCGTTATACCCCGTCGAGAGTACACGATTGTTTCGGTCGACGAGAATACAACCCACCCTTCGACGCGCACAGGTCCCTCGGTAGGACGCCAGCTCTGCCATGCCAAGGAAGTACTCATCTACGCTTGGTCGGTATGCAGCCATGTCATCAGTTCCCACGCTGGCGGACATACAATGCCCTCTCCTTTTGTCTTGTGATAGTGTAACATGGCCTCGGCCTCCGACAGGGAGAGGATCTCCGGGACGGGGATGTGCTTGTAGCCGGCCTCGCCGTGGTGCAGGATGGAGCCGAGCATGTCCCAGTGTCTCTGATACACGTGCAGGCTGTCGACCTTGTGTGAGTACAGGCCGCGACACAGGTCTGGGTATCTCGTCAGGCGGAGGTACGCGTACACGATCTCGTACACCATGGCGAACGAGAATACGTCGTTTGTGGTGCCGAATATGGCGTCATTGCTGCGCATGTTCACTGACATGTTCAGCTGGTGGCGACGGATCCTGAAGTTCATGCTGTACGTGCACACCATATCGCGGTTATCCGCGAATATGTGGTCCTGATCCAGCAGTACGATCGACTCTCGCCTCGAGTCCCGATCACGGGTCAGCTCGTTGATGACCCACCTGACCTGACCGTCGGCGAAGAGGTACTTGCCGTAGTTCGAGAAGTAGAACCCGGCCGGCTGCTTGATCTTCGGCCACATGGACGCGAACTGCTCGATGTACGTGTCGTACGGGTCGCCACGCATGTACCAGATGAACTCCGACTTCGCGTACTTGAGATTCAGGTTACGCGCTAAGAACGACGTGAGGACAGACTCGTCCATGTGCAGGTTAAGCACGAAGTCCTCACACTCTAACACCTCTGACCCCCTCGGTGACACCTTCCATCCGCACATCAGCTCGCGGTACATGTGGAGGAAGGCCCTACAGTTCGAGTTGCTCATGCCGGTAGCCCGTAAAGGTTTCGTTTGATCGACTCGTCCATCATGGCGTAATGAACGAACTGGATGAACCCGTCCTTGTTCAGCCCCTCGTCGGTCCAGTCGTACTTGACGTGGCCGACCGTGCTCATCAGGTCGTCGTACCGACCGATGTATTCGTGCTGCCGGTCCATGAGCCTGCGCAGCGACTCCTCAGTATCATAACCCTTCACCCTGTGTGTGGAGAAATCCATCAGGGTCCGCTCCGGCGGGCGGCAGTACACGATAACGGCCGGCCCGGCCATGCGACGCAAAAACGCGTCGAGCATGGCGTCACGGCCCGAGTACACCTGCTGGCTGATGCAGGTGACCCGGTCGTGGATGCATGGCTGCCAGATGCGACCCTCCTGATCGTGCAGGCATCGCACGAGCTCGTCATGGGTTGACGGGGCTGGTCCGGCCGTGAACTTCTCGAAGGCGAATTCGCGCCTTAGAGCGTCGGCCAGTGTTGTCTTTCCGGAGTTATCCGGCCCCTCGAGCACGATCATGTTACGCCCCGTCTAGGATCTCGGCGATCCTCTCCTCTGGCGAGCGCCACCCCTCGGGCTTGATGGCGTCGGGCGATCCGTTGTCGCGCCTCGCCACCACGCCCTTTTTCTTGGTCATGTTGGCGTCATGGATGGCGGAGAAGATCTGTTCGGCCGTCTCGGCGGACAGGCCCATCTTGTACAGGCCGCCCATGGCGAAGTACATCAGGTCCATGATCGAGTCGATCTGGCCAATGAAATCGTGATTGACGAAGGCCGCCGTGAACTCGCTCGTCTCCTCGTCCAGGCACCTGACCAGGTGATCCGCCTCGTCCGGCTGCATCGGGCCGAGGATGCGAGGCTCGATCCCGAGGATCTCGTGGTTGAACCGCATGACCTGCTCCAGCGAATGTTTCACTCTACTCTCCTATGACTACGGTTGCGATGGGCCGATCCTGATCGACCCGCTGTTGCTCGAGCGCGTGGGTGTGCAGTATCTGCCCCGCGTCGAACACTATCGGCCTGCCGTGGAAGTTGAAGCTGGTGTTGATCAGCGGACCGTGCTCCTCTAGCAGGTCCAGGATCCTAGCGTCAGATGCCACCTGCGGCCGAGCGGTGTACACCATTCTATCCCTGTCGAAGTGTGAGGCCCCGACCAGCGCATCCCCCCGGTCCGGGTGCACGTCCCTGGTTATGATCATATACTCGAGGGATTTGTGCACCTTATCACACCCAATCAGGCTCTCGTTGGCCTGGGCGGCGGTCATGACCGGGGCGAAGGGCATCTCGTTCGTCCGATCGTTGATGTGATTGATGTATGCCGCCACCTCGGCCGACGGCCGTGCTAGCGTGGATGTGTGACACAGCGCCCTGGGTCCGAACTCCATCGCCCCTCGCACGACGTTAACCATGCCGTTTACGTGGAGCTGCGTGTTTATGGCGTCGAAGGCCCGATCCCCCTGACCGTAGCTGAAGTAGTTCAGGTTCGGCGTGCCGTCGAACTGCTCGGCGCTCAGGCGCCTATGGCCCCAGAACAGGTGACCGGGCCACTCCAGCTCCGGGTACATGGCCGCATACACGCCAAGCCCGGCGCCCTGGTCTCCGGCCAGCGGCATGACGGCGATCCGGCCCTTGACCATGCGTGATATGGCGCTGTTGACCTTGACGTTGTAGAACACGCCGCCTGACAGGATCAGGTTATCCATGTTCAGCGTGCTGAGCAGGCCCGTCAGGGTCCGCTCCACCACCGACTGCACGAAGTACGCCACGACTATCCTGCGCTCGGTGTGGCTAAGGTCCCTCGCCTGCACGGCCTTAACCGTATTAGCCAGCAGGTCGCCGACGTTGCTGGCTATGGTGGGCAGCGCGCCGATGCTGAGCATCGGATCGGTCCGCTCCTCCGTCATGTAGGACCCCAGCCTGGCCAGGTACATGTCGGAGGTGGCTTCTATGACCTCGCGCAGGGACTTCTCGAATACGGCTTTAGCCTCGAATAGGGCGTCGATGTGCGCCTCGAATGCCAGGAGCTTGTACTCGTCCTGGTTCATCTTCATCCCCAGGTACGAGGTGGTGTACTGATATAGCAGGCCCAACGACGTGCCGAACCCGTACTTCCGCTCGATCAGGATGGGTATGCCGTCGATGTACCTATAGATGCTGAGGTGCTCGCCGAACGTGCCGAACCCGTCACACACGATCATGAACGTGCGGTCCTTGGCCTGGCATGGTATGTCACCGGCGAAGGTGATCGAGCTCCACGCGTGAGCGTCGTGATGGGTGAAGTACTCGTTGGTCGAGAAGATCCTGGCCTTCGGAAACCTGGACACCAGATAGCCCGAATCCCAGTGCTTCTTGGCCATCTTATTCACATCGCCGAACAGCTCCCAGTGACTGACGTATATGTCCGGATCGGAGAGCCCGCACTGGCTGATCAGCAGTTCTATGGCCCCCTTAGGGAAGCTAGAGTCCGACTTGACGCCGGACAGGCGCTCGGTCTCGTAGCCTGCCACGATCTTGTTATCACGAACGAGTATCGCCGAGCTGTTATGGCCCAGCGACAGGATCAGATGGTCCATCAAATCTCCTGAAAGGCGACGGAGCCGCGAACGGCCCCGCCGCTATATGACATCACCCCCAGGTGGAGAGGGCGTCGTCGGCGCTGTTACCCTTGGCCGGGGTGGACTGCCCCTCGATGGTCTGCGGGGTCTGCGCCACCTTAGCCTGAGTCGACGGCTCCTTGACCTGCTCCGCCTCGTTGACCGGCAGCTGGGGCTGTCGAGCCGGGGCCGAGAGGGCGGGACCTGCGGGCCCGTCCTTCAGCGCGCCGGGCCAGTCCTTCCCCTCGTTCCGCTTCATGGCGACTGGGCCCCACTTGTCATTGAGCCAGCCCTCCAGCGTGAAGGAGATGATGGGGTAGGACTCGTCCTCATCCATGGTCAGCTTGACTACGGCCGCCGAGAGCGGAGCGTTGATGGACTTGATCTGGTGGCCGAGCTCTGACAGGCTCTTGAGCGACGTGACGGGCACGTTCATCCCAAAAACGGTGCCAGAAATATCGTCCGCCCTAACCAGCCACAGTCTCTTGGCGTCGCGGCAGGCCTTCGACTTCTTGCCCGTCCGACTCGTAGCCGAGCCGAACTGGTTCCACTTGCACGTGGCGCACACCCCGTTTTGCGGAGTGGTGACCCACGAGTCGGGAGTGACGCCGTCGGAGGAGCTGCAGGTCGGCGGGCTTGAGTCGCCCGGGTTATACGGTCCGTCATAGTACGTCTTGACGAACCGACCGCTGCCCGGCTCCGCGGCCAGGATCACGACGTGCGATTCCGGCTCGGCGAATAGCTCCTCGCCCTGCTCGATCCAGCGAAACTTCTTGGCCCTGAGCGAGACCCTCGGGATGGAGATCGAGGCCGAGGCCATCGACTCCGTATCCGAGGACTGCGTCTGGCCCGGGGCCATGAAGGCCTTCAGGTAGTCCGGTACTACGGGTAAGTTGCTCATACTGTGAGGTCCTCACGGTTGACACTACGATTTGCGCACGACGAACTCAACCTCCGCGTCGTACTCCACTCCGGGCGGGAGCTCGCCCGTCTCCTGATGAACTTCCTTCGTGGCCAGCTTGCCGATCCTCTTCTCGAGGCACTGCCAGTTGCCGGTCTCCTTGATCCAGGCGAGGACATCTTCCCACACCCCGACCCGATACGACTCCTTCACCACGCGATACGCCGTGCCCTCGTCGGTGCGGAACGAATCCACGCCCATCTCGTCGGCCACCTCGCGCAACGCCATGCTGAGCTGGGCCATCTTATCCTTGGCCCCACGCTCGAATTCCTGGTAGCGGTGACGCTCCTGATCCAGGGCGTCTCGCACCTCTCGATACTCCTTCACCAGTGCTGCGATATTTATGGGCATACGGTCTCCTGATTATGTTAGGACGCTACATTATAATTATATCACACCTAGCGCCGGAAGTACACACCTTTAATCCTGATCTATGATTAGGGTGCCAGGAATTCCGAATAGGAGCTCAGCAGGTCGTTGGATTGGGCCTCTTTATTCTCCAGCAGGCTGAGGATGTGTGCCTCCGCCTTGCACCCTATCAGGTATATCACCAGCTGGTTGCGTGATTGCCCGATGCGAGTGATGCGATCGTTGGCCTGCGTGTGGATCTCGTTGCTCGGCACCAGGCTGTGCCACACGATGATGTTGGCGGCGGTGAGGGTGATGCCGTGCGCCGAGCTGGCCGGCTGCAGGACGAGCACGCTGAGGTCGCCGTTCTGGAAGTCCTCGATCAGGTGACCTCGCACCTTGCCGTCCGTCCCGCCCATTATGCAGGCGGCCCGGACCTTGCGCCCCACGAAGAACTGCACTATGCGCTCTACGCTGGCCCTGAACGCGGCGAACACCACCAGCTTCTTCTGCGGGGTGGACTCCCATATGTCGTACAACTCGCTCAGCCTGTTATCGCACTTAAGGTGTACGACCTTGCCCTCGTCGTCCTTGACGGATCCGGCCGCTATCTGCAGCAGCTTTAGGGCCTTGACCCCGGCGTTAGCCGCGGTTATCTCGCCGTGCTGGTACTGTACGAGGAGCTCCTTGCGCATCTTCTCGTACACGATAGACTGCTCCGGCGATAGCGGCACATCGCGCACCTCGTAGGTGCGAGGGGGCAGGTCTATGCACTGCTCCCGCGTATACCGGATGGCCGGCTGCAGGATCCTGAATACCTCGTCGTTGGCTCCGGGCTTGGGCACGTACAGGAAGTCCGTCACCTTCTCCACCACCCGATCACGGAACTGGCCGAAGAACTTGGGCAGGAACGGGTTAAACGGGTTTACCACCTTAGCCTGTCCGAACGCCTCGATCGGCCCGTTGGGCGTCGGTACGCCGGTCATGCCCCATACGCCCTTCATGGATCGGGCGATGCGCTCCGCCGCCCGCGTGCGATCGGTAGAGTGGGTCTTGAACGCCGTCAGCTCGTCGACTATGAACAGCTGAAACCCAGACCTCACGATTTCGTCCTCGACGATCTTAAGGCCGTCATGGTTAATGATAACTAGCTCGGAATTTCCCCGGAGGACACTAATCCTCTGGGACTTAGACCCGTGACATACGGCCCACCGCCTGTGCGGTAGGTTGTACATTATTTCACGCCCCCACGTAGCTCGCAGGGTGGATAGCGGAGCGGTTATGAGCACCCTCTTGATGACATCATTGATGAGGAGGAAGTCCGCCGCCCACAGAGCGCTGAGCGTCTTACCCGTCCCCATGTCATTGAAGCAGTAACTCCTCTTATTCGTCAGCAGGAACTGTGTCGTCACCTTCTGGTGCTGATACGGCGAGCCGCCCGCTCGGGTCGGCCAGGCGTATTCCGCGAACGGTACTCGAGGTGTCATGTGCATACTCCCAATGTGGCGTACTTTGTATGATCGCATCACGGATGTACACAAGTTTTTTCTCTTCGAATCCGAAAAGCGCCGCTACTATCGCACCCTGCCCCTTCATCCTCATCAGGGTCTTCCTCTGTAAATCGGTCAGCGTGCAACCGCGATCCGCCTTGCTCTCAACAGCAAAGAACCTCCCCCTCCAGAGACCAATGTCGTCCGGAGTTCCGGCCTTACCGAAGGTGCCGCCCGGGGCCGCGTATAGCCACGCCCCGGGCATGTTATCCTTAAGCCACCTTCGGACTTTCAGTTTCACCTTCCCTTCCGGGGTCACCGTTCAATACCCTATCCTGTAGCGCCGCGTATCCGCACAGGTCTACGATCGAGTCTCTGTGATTCGGCTGGTTCATTAGTCGAGCTTCCTTTAGGAGCCTCATCATGGCGCACACGTCCTCCGGACTCAGCCGTATTGCGACCCCGTGCTTACTCACTAGGTATGCGGCCCAAAACAGGGCTATGGCCTCCAGGTTCTTGCCCGGCTTACCGTACGTCCGCTCCCGATCACCGTAGATGATGGACTCGGCCTCGCTCAGCACTGTGGTCACCATGCCCTCACCCACTCGAGGGTCTTATAGGCTAGCCCGATCACCATGCCGAACGATAGACCTATCACGATCACGCACACGGCCCAGAACACCAGTAGCGTGAAGATATGCTTCATCAGATCTTCCTCGAGTACGGGCACTGAGCCTTGGTGGCTGGGCACCACTTGCAGAAGTCGTTGGGCACCGGCTTGAACTCCTTGTCAGAGTTCACCTTGACGTGCTCCGCGTCGAAGTGCTGGATCAGGGCCGGCAGCTCGGACCGGTGGAACTTGATCTTATTCACCTTCTGGTGATCCACATACAGGTAGGCCGCCGTCACGTCCTGCACGTCCTCGAATACGCAGAACGTGATGGCCGCGGTCAGGTGCAGCTGACCGCCGTATCCGCTGTAGTCGTTGATCTTGCCCGTCTTGTAGTCGCCCACGAAGGCCGTGCTATCTCCCTTGCCGATGATGTCCATGATCACGCGATAGTACGCGTTGGAGTCGAACCACTCCACCTTCTTGTACTCGCTATCGACGGCCACCTGCGCCTCTGGCATGATCATGTCGAACTCCTGAAACAGGCGATCGATCAGCGGCTTGGTGGTCTCGACCTCCTTCAGGGACGAGGGCTGTATGTCATTCTGCCCGGACAGGCGCTTAACCACGTACCCCTCCAGCGCCTTATGAACGTTGTTACCGCGCACTAGGTGCGGGCTCTTGTCGGCGTCCTCCTGAGGGAAGGCCTTATCCAGGAACTGGAGCTTAAACTTCCTAGGGCACTGGTTGTACGTGCTTAGGCGGCTATGACTTAGCGCGATGGATTTGGCCATTATTTTACTTCCCCAAAATTGGCACCGACCTTGGAATCGTACGGTAGCGGGATGGAGGGCGTGAAGCCCCAATACTTGCTATAATCGATTTCGGCCAGCGTCCGATCCAGGATCTCCTTCTTCTCCTGGGCCCGGTCCTCCGGCACCCACACGAATGACGCGTCATGCAGGTCTAGGCTGAAGTGGCAGTCGGCGTCGGCCTCGTGGATCTCGGCGATGGCGATGTTCTTCATCGACGCCCCTCCGCCCTGGATCGGGAGGTTGATGGCCGAGGACTCCGACTCCCACGAGCGGTCGCCGTTCCAGTGTCGGATCTTGTACCTACGCCCGCCGAACGCCTCGGTGTACCCCTTAGCCTTAGACTCGATGATGACCTCGCGCCAGTACTTGGGCACGCCCTGGTATGTGCGAGAGAACCCGTTGACGAGGAACATGCCCTGATCCACCGTCATGAACATGTCATAGTCGTCGAAGGCCTTCTTAGAGAGGGCCTTACCGCCGATGCGATAGTTGCAGGACAGGTTAGTCAGCTTGCCGTACTGGCGCTCCTCGATGGTGCGATGGTCGCCGGCGCGGTACTGGGTCATGAACTCGTCGTACTCCCTGCCCACCACGTTGGAGCCCGTAACGGCGTGAAAGTCCAGCCCGTCCGAGAACACCTTCAGCATGTTAGGGTCGCCCGACCTGATGGCCATGAGACGAGACTCCTGGCCCGCAGCATCCGCCTCGTAAACCTTATAACCGTCAGGCGGGGCGAGGAATGACCGGATCGCCTTGTCCCTGCGAGGGATCTGGTGCAACGCAATGCCTGTTCGCCACGTATCCAGCGTCTTAGACGCGTACGTGTATCGACCAGTGTAGGTCCCGAATATGATGGGACAGCCGTATATGAACCCGTCACCGGTATGCCGCAGCGCCTCCTTGGCGGCAGTCACGTACTTCGACATGAGGGTGGCGACCTGCTTGTACCGGCAGATGTCCCTCATGACGGGGGCCCTAGGGTCATCGCCCTGGGTCATGCGATACATGATCATCTTCAGCTCGTCGGCCGCCGTGGACGGCGTGCCGGTCGGCGTGTACTTGGTCGGCGACAGGCCCATCTCCTTAAACAGCAGGTGACCTAGCTGCTTGGGCGAGGTGATCACGGACGGTGAGATCCCGATCCTATCGATGATCTCCTTCTGCTCTCGCAGGAAGTCGAACTCCACCTCCTCGAGGCGGCCCACGTTAACTCGAATGCCGGTGAGCCAGCTATTGGCCACGGGCAGCAGGTTCCTCATCTCTGTGCCGTAGCCCATCCTCTGGCCGGACGGGAGCTTGTCCTCGAGGTACTCGGCCAGTGCGCGAGTCAGGATCACGTCATACAGGTTTCGCTTCTCCCAGTACTCCGGATCCTGCCCGGCCTCGGGCATATCACCGCTCTTGATCCGGACGAACTCCTCCGTTAGCGGGTGGTTCGGCAGGAAGGTCTTGACCAGGTTCACGAGAGAGTAGCTGAACCTCGTGTCCTCGGCGTACTGTCCGTTGGCCAGCCATTTCGCCAGGAGCTTGGTATCCTGCCATTTTATGGCTCTAAGTTCCCCGGGAATTTGCTCCGTACGACTTCCCTTGAGGGTACCCAGTATCCAGGCCAGATCGAATACGGTGTTCTGGCAGTACACGACCTTGCCGGCCAGGTCTCTCAGGACCTCCCTGACCGACCGCTCGAACAGGTCGTCCCCCATCTTCCTGCGAGACAGGGCCAATGTCGACCCATCCGGCCGGCACACGCCCACGTCCGTTATGTGAGCGTGACCTCGCCACATGCGCCACGGCTCTAGCCCGGCGAACTGGGCCACCTCCTTGACGGTGCCGGCCGTCTCAACGTCTAGGCCGAATAGCTCTCTCATCACAGCTCCAGTCGGAAGCAGGGGATGTTAAAGGCCCTCCATAGGCGGATCGACGCCTCGTCACAGTCGATGACGAAGCGCAATCGGTCAGTCAGGTCGAGGCTGCCGATCAGGTCTAGCTTGACCTTGGCCTGGGGCACTCCCCTGACCTCCGGGACGGTGAGCAGTCGCCAGTAGCGCACCCCGTTCTGGTGGAGCCACTCGACGGTGTCCTCCTCGGCCTCCCTCGGTCGATGGGTGTAGATGTAGATCAGGTAGTCCGCCGCGTACATGCACGCGAGCAGCTCCTTGACCGGCTCCACGACGCTATCGCCCTTCACCACCGGGCCGATCATGGCCGGATTGGTCACGGACCGGCGATGCGCCGAGTCCGCCAGGACGCCGTCTAACACGCAAAAGATGCAATCTCGCATAGTTCGTAAGTTGTTGATTTTAAAAGGTTATTAGGATACACCTAGGGCTATCAGAAAGTACCAACGTATATAGCTGCGTCTTAACCTTACGGAGAGAACCTGGATTCATTTGATTATGCTGAGGACGTCCGACTTTCCGGTCGGGTTAGGGTCCCGGAGGCGCGAGCTGGCGGTCCACAGCTCGTCCCTGACGGCGGCGTCCGAAATATCGTGCAGGAGCAGTCCCTGGTCGGCCCAGACGAAGGTCTTGCTGGGCCCGTCGAGCGGCCGGATCGGGCCGATGAGCGGGGAATCCTCCCTGTCACGCAGGGCGGGGAGACCTACGATGACTCGAGCCTTCTTCTGGTTTCCTTTTTGCCCCAGCCTGTGCACGATGCCATTGTCCACAAACTGCTCGAATATGTCGTACCGCCCACGATCCTTACCGAACTCCTTGAACCCCAACCGGTGGCGGAGGATGTAGATGATCATGTCCTCGCTGATGAACCGCCCGTCGGTGCCGGCGCTCTTCACCATCCTGAAGTCTCGCAGGGCCTGGGCGATGGGCGAGGCCATCGACGTGAGCATGGCCCGCTTCGCCTCGCCCATCGGCGCGTCGGCCGTGGTGAGATTGTGTGAGACCTTTCGGGCCCGGAAGAACTCGTTGAACTCGAAGACCATGTCCTCGTACTCGCGAGGGGTGAGTCGCATGTTCTTCTCGTTATGGGCAAAATCGGCGACCGGGCCGAACTTGGCCTGGTCCAGCTTCGGCGGGTCATTGTTCACCACCGCTATGCGACGGTCCCCCTGATCGAGGTCATAGGGGCAATCGTCGTTGGATAGCATCACGAAGTTGGAGTACGTGGTTATGGTGCGCTGTCGCTCGTACTTCGGGTTGATCTGCGCCGAGGACTCCGATATGGCCGTCTTCAGCTTGTTCACCGCCCTGGACATGTCGGTCCAGGCATTGCGGTTGGCCGGCCTGGACACCTCGTTGAACACCACTAACACGTTACAGTCCATGACCACGGATTTGTCCTCGACCAGCGGGGACAGCCCCGACACCGGGAGGTAGTTCTTGGGGCCTATCAGGGGCTTCATCACCTGCACCAGGGTGTTCTTGCCGGACCCGTGCGCGTGAGATATGATCAGGAGCGCCTGGCCCATCTTGATCCAAGGCCGTTGCACTACGTGGGCCATGAAATCGAGGAAGTAATCGGTCATATCACCGCAGATCTCGTACACCAGGTCCTCGTACCTCTGCACCACGCCGGACGGGTTACGGCACCCTATCGGGATCTGTGGTGGCACGTACAGGTTGACCCTCTCGGTACCGTCGGCCGGGTCTATGTACGCCATGACCGGCTTAGGGATGTACCCCGTGCTGTGCACCCGGGGCATGGAGGAGTCCCTCATCACGAGATCCAGCGGATTCACGGGCCTCTTATTCTCCGAATCCGGTATCGGCCTGGCGAACGGAGCTAGGTCCTGGCGGGCCTTGGTCTCCGTATAGATGATCCTGGGCGACAGGTACCCGTTATCGGCCATGGCTATGAACGCCACGGCCCCGGGCAGCTGATCCACTAGCTTGAAGCACTTGCCGATATCCACCAGCTCCCTCGCCACCACGCGGGGATCGTTCACGTCCCCCGGCACGGAGTAAAACCGCGATAACTTGCTGTCCAGACCTATGGCCTTCAGGAACTGCTCGCGAGTCTCGCCGATGGCCAGCTCGCAGTTCTCTAGGAACTTATCACACACCATGCGGACCGTGTCCCTAGGCAGTCGCCTAGCCTTTAGGACGCCGATCAGGGACGTCAGGAGGCTGTCCCTCCTGCCGGCCGGGATCTTCTCGGGCACCTTACCCGCCCGTATCAGCCCCATCAGGTCATCGTCCTCGCTCTGGTAGGCGTTGACGATCAGCTCATCGGCCGTGGTGGATCTGGCCACCACTCGATCGGCGGCCGTGGTGCGAATCTGGCCCCGGTACACCTCTGTCGGGCACACGGTCAGGGCGTCGAAGTTCGCCTTGATCAGCGTGTATCGCCCCTCGGCCCAATCGTCCTTGGTGCCCTCATGGGCGGGACCTACGACGTAGCCGGAATTGGCGATCAGGTCCACCCCGGCGTGGATCCGCTGATCGATTCGCAGGTCTGTGGCCTTGCCGACCTTGGCGGGCACCAGGTCCGGCTCGCGAGCGTAGTACAGGTGGAGCCCGCCTGACTTGGTCTTGACTATCAGTGACGGATTCGGGACCCCGAATCGCGCCTTTATGTCCGTAAACTCCGTGACCCCGTTCTTGCCGTGCTTGACGTCAAGGTCGAAGATCAGGTTAAACGGCGCGCAGATCCCGTATCCGACCGTGACGGCGCTGTTCGCCCACTGTCGGATGGAGCTTTCGTCGGATGTGGCCGGGACCTCGCCCTTTTCGGGCTCTATGCGGCCATCCGAGGGCAGTCCCCCGGGAAATCGGTTCCAGCCTTTCGCCTCGACCCATGGCCTATCCGTGCTAGTGCTTCTATACAGCGGGAAGATAAAGAACCCGATGCGCGAAAATTTCAGCGCAAGCTCTGCATTGAACACGCAGTCCCCTCATTAACCGCATATTTTGTTGGTTCGTGCGGGAGAAACCCGAACGGTGGAGATAACAGTACTATTATACCACAGTTATTGCTACTTGTGTAAAGAATGATCAGGGGCCCTTGATTAGGGCTTCCGGCCCTTGATGGGCAGGACCACCGCCTCGACTGGGGCCCTAAGCGCGGCCTCCCGCAATTTTTCGAGCTTAGCGTACGCCTTCATACGACGCCGGAACTTGGACGCGTCATCGTGTGACGAGGCCGGCCGGTACTTCTTGATATTCGACATAGCGCTCCCCTAGATCCGGGCCCAGCCGGCCTCGGACTCTTCCCATGATACCATCGAGACCCCCCTCCTCAGGAGGGTCGCCTGTATGCTGCGCCTGGTGCGATCGTCGTCGAGCACCCGCTTAGCCGTGTACGGCGTGGCATGCTTGTCGCACGAGTACACCTTGAGGAACAGCACCATGTCCCCAGCGCCGTTCAGGGCCTTCACCTTGAGCGCCACACGCTGTGCGGCCTCCCTCATGCACTCCTCGACTTGACACTTCGGCCTATGATCTAGCATATCACCTCCCCTTCGCCCGGATCCTGGGCGGTAGGACGAACTTCATACGCCCGTCCGGCAGCCCCTTGGCCGTCAGTCGGACACCGTACCTCCTCACCCGGGCGTACATCCGGGCGTTGTTCTCGATCACGACGAGCTCCGCCTGGCGGCGCCTCTCCGCGACGAGGAGGCGCTCGTCTATCTCAGCCCGCCTCCGCTCGTCCGACGGACGGCGCGCCCGGTCCAGCTCGGCGCTGTGAAGGCGCCACACGAAACCATCCGGACCCTCACACCAGAAGATGCCGTGCCCGAACTCCCGGATCACGATCATCTCGATGCCTACGAGCCCGCGGGTCCGCTCTCGATTCGGCCTGACGGTGACCACGTCACCGACCAGTATCGTGAAGTTCACGACCTCTCCTTAGGGCAGTTGGCTATGCCCCATATGCAGTCGTCCTCATCCCCGCCACAGCACTCCGTAGGCAGAGCAGCGCTCTTAACTGCCTTCGCCGCTCGCACGTAGGCCCTGAGCTTGACGTCGTCCGGCTCGAAGTTCAGGTCCCCGCCGATGAATATCCGCAGGCTCTCGACGGCGTACTGCCCGACGCCGAAGCACCGCTCGGCCGGCACGCCCCGCTGGAAGTCGTAGGACATCTGGCGCAGGGCGGCGGCCCGTACGCTCTTCATGCCGAGCGGCCGGAGCAGCTCCTCCAGCCCCTCCCCGGCCGAGGCCAGTCGAGCGGGGTGATCCCACGCCCCGAACAGGTTGTAGACCACGCCCCTCGCCTGGTCGGCGGTGCACAGGTTCATCAGCTTGCACGTGACGATCACCCGCCACGGCCGGAGGAACTCCGGCTCGGGGTACGCGGCCAGCACGTCGGCCTGCAGCATCCGCGGCAGCTCCGTCACGCCAGCGTCTCCGCGTACACCTGCCGGCCGGTGGAGCGATTCAGCACGACTATCGCCCCGAAGCCCTTCTCGAAGAGGAGGGCCTTATCCCTCACGCTGCAGTACGGCCCGCCGGTGATGCGGAAATCCTTGCCCGCATGCCAGTCGGCCCTCGCCCCCTCGGGGGTGTTGTAGTCTCGCCCGTAGGCGCCGGTCAGGTACAGGATCACGAGTCTCTCCTTAGGTCGATCGATCACTCTACCATTATACTACATCCGAGCTCGGAAGTACACGCCCCTAATCATCGGTCTCGGTCTGGGGCGGAACATCCCTCCAGTCCAGCCCCCGCTCGATCAGGCCCCGCCTCCGGAGCAGCTCGACCAGGTCGTCTGACACGTCCTCCCCGCGATCCATCCTGCGGTCGATCCTCCTGCGAAGGGCGAGCAGGCCGTTATCGGGCCGGCCCCTCCTCGGCCCCTCGTGCCACGGCTTCCGCAGGTTGCTCCTATACTCCCGACCCCGGGGCGGAGCGCCGAACCGGTGGTCGAACACAAAAAAATCGTACACGTCCCTCCCGCCGTAATTCAGGAGGATCCTGTACTCGTCCGCCGACAGGCCGACGGTGTACTCCTCCACGGTCTTCGACACGTCGTTGATCATGTCAACCAGCCGGTCCGAGAACAGTTCCCTGTTCCTGGCTATGAGCCACTCCCAGTTATCCAGCCGGCGGTACGACGCCCACTCGGGGTCCACCGCCATGCGACCGCCGATCGGGTCGACGAGCAGGCCCATGCCGATCAGGTAGTCCCAGGCCAGTGGCGAGACCTGGATGGTGTTATCGCCGTCGGCGCGACACATGAACCTGCCGACCAGGAGCCGTCGCACCCTCTCCGAGTCGGACACCTCATCGGGCAATCCAACGTCTAGTCTCATATGACCTCCTCAACTGACATTCCTATTATAACATGACGACTATCACTTGTAAACAGCCCTAATCATGGCCTCGATCATGGCTGCGAATTAGGGTGTGTACTTCCGAGCTCGGATGCGGTATAATACGCGCGCACACGCGGGCGCGCGCGATTGTTTAAACAGCCACATGCGCGGGTCATGGTTCAGGAATTTGGGTGTGTACTCCCGAGCTCGGATGTGATATAATCAGTATACGGTGCAATCTCGCGCCGACCCGAACTATCGGAGGTCACATGAACAAGCACACCCCGCGCAACCGGTCCCAGACCGGGGCGCGCACCGCGTCCCCGGCCGAGCGCGACAAGCGCCTCGCCCGTCGCCGCATGGCCAGCGCGTCCAAGCGGATCAATCGGAGGGCCCGATGAAGGCCCGCCACCCGAAGAACCGCTACTCGGAGCGGCCGTTCCGTCTATGGGATCCGAAGCTGAAGCGCAACATCCCGAGACGGTACTACTCCGACGCCCGACGCGCCCACGACCGGGCCCTGACCCTCTGTCACTGGGACTGCAAGGCGGGCGAGGTCATCGAGGTGTACAGCGCTCGCAACGGGCTGCTCCTCGGCGTGTACAAGCGCGGGACGGGCTCGGTCGAGTTCACCCGCATCAGGAAGGACGGGCTATGATCGACACGAGCAAGCTTAGTGGCGACGTCCAGATGAACCTCGCGGAGTCAGAGCTGTCCCCAGAGGTCGTCCGGCACATGTCCGCCTCTCAGTGCTTCGAAGCGTGGCTCCGGTATGAGGGCATCATCGGCTACGGGTCACGGATCGAGCGCGCGCTGGACAGCATACGCGCCGCCGAGGTGAAGCTGAATCGGGAGGCCCCCTGATCATGGATCAGGATCAAAGCAGTTTACATCCTACCTCGGATGGTGTAGAATATACAATGAGAGCGGCGATCAAGATCGCGCTGTGGACGTTCGGAATCGTGTATCACGCGCTGATATTTGTGGCGGCCTTCTTGGTCGGGGTCGGCGCGGGCATGAAGAGAGACAGTAAGTGACACGGGCGCACGCGATTGTTGCGATCCTCTGTGTGGCGGGCCTAGTATTCCCGCCGCTCTGGGTCGTAGCGGCCCTGGTCTATGAGTTTGCGGTCAGGCGAGGCAGTAGGGTCGCCGGGCTGTGGCTCTCGTCCCGCTTCTGGGACTAGGTGATGCGCGGAGCCGATTAAATCCGCGATTGCAACACTTCCAGGAGATGAGCATGAACGAGAACACGGAAAGCACCGAAGTCAAGGCGGAACGCACGCTGGCGAACATCGTACGGGGCCAGATCCCGCACGCCCTCGTCTACATGATCCGCTTCCAGGAGACGGGCAACAAGGAGGGCGAGATCGCCCGGCGCTACGGCACGACCGGCGGCAAGGTCGCGGACATCGTCAAGGGCCGGAACTTCGGCTACATCGACGCGGCGTTCGTCCCGACCCAGGAGCAGAAGGACGCCGCCGTGGCGTGGCTGAAGCAGGTGCCGGACTACGACGCGAACGGCACCGACGAGGTGGTCACGGCGGTCGAGGGCCTCAACACCGCGACGGCCGAGGAGGCCGAGGCCTTCCTGGCCAAGCGGTCGGGCTCGCGCAAGTCCGCCCCGAAGGAGCCGGCGGCCGACGGTGATACGCCCCAGGCGCCTAAGCCCGCTCGTCGGGCCAAGGCGAAGGTCGAGGCCACCCCCGCCGACGCGGACAGCCTCCTGTCGTAAAGGGAAACAGCCCGGCACTCGGGCGGGTCACTCCGCCCGTATGAAGCTCTCTCGAGTCACCCCCGACCCAGGACCGGTACGGTCGGGGGCCTAACCCTCTTCGGGGGCCCCCACGCCCAACGCCCGCTCGTGCCCTCGTTCGAGCCGGTCAGCGTCGTCCGGGGCCCCCACCTTTTTGGCGAGCCCCATGGTCATCGTATCACACTTTATCGCCTTCCTCGTAGGCGCGTTCGCCGGCATGCTGGTCATGGCGATGATGGCGGTCGCCAAGAAGCCGGCGCCGGAACCGGAGTGGGAGCCCGACCGGCTAGAGCCGTTTGAGGAGGCGTTCCTGCGCGAGCGGGAGGAGCGGACGTGAGCATGAACGATGACGAGCAGACGGTTCAGCGGATGATCGACGGGATGCGAAACGACGGGGCGACGTGTGACCCCGCCGATCTTGAGTCGGTCCTCGCCGACGCGCGCAAGTGGCGCCACTACATGCTGACCGGAGACGACAACATGCCGGAGAAGCCATGACCGCCCGTAGAACGTTCCTCAAGCTGATCGTCAGCGGCGCCGCCATCGCCGCGCTGCCGGCGCTGGGCAAGCGGCCCCCTCTGTGGACGCCAGCACCCGACGACGCCCTCATCGGCGACCTGCTAGGCTCATCACCAGAGGAACTGCTCAATGCATGGCTGCCCAGCGCCGTACAGCTGCGGGTGCGCCTGCGCGTCGCCGGGGGCGCGTGGCAGACGCTCGTATTCCCGCTGCCCGCCGAGCTGTGGGAGCTGGGCGACGGCAGCGTCAGGTTCACCGAATCGATCCGCATGCGCGTCGACGACGCCTGCGACGTGATGCCGCGGCTACGGGTCACCGACGGCGACGACCGCACGCTGATAACCGTCGACCTCGACGGCGGACCGTGGCACGCCGAGGCGGGCGACGAGGTCCGCATCGCGGTGCCGGCGATCGTGCTGGACTGATCGAGGCTGCGAATTAGGGCGTGTACTTCCGAGCTCGGGCGTGTTATAATTACTATATGCGCAACGTCGCGCATAAGCGCAAGGAGCCCATCGCATGGAAGCCAGACTCAGGTACATCGACGTCGACTGGCGGGCCGGCTACGGCAACGGCCCGGTCCTCGCCCTCGGCGTCACGGGCGCCGACGGCGTCCCCCGCACCGAGGACCTGACGTGGAGGTACGCCCCGCTCTCCGGGGGCGGCACGCTGTACCACGCCGCGTACGGCGACCTCGTCAAGATGCTCGTCCACAACCCGAGCGACCAGCACGGCTTCGGCGGCGCCCCGTTCGACCTGACCATCGCCGACGGCTCGGCCCGTCGCGTGTACGGCCCGTGGTCGGGGCGCTCATCGGTGCTCAACTCCGCCGTGCCCGAGGCCGACCACGTCACGGAGGCCGAGTGGTCCGGCCACCTCGTCATGGTCAGGGTGTCCGCCGTCCTCCGCCTCTCCGGCGGGTCCCCCTTCGCCGGCTTCGGCCTCGCCCGCATCGACGGCGCCGACGTCGGCCCGTACTACGAAGCCTGTCGCCCCGACGGGACGCTCAAGCGGCTCCCGCCCGGCGGCCCCGGCCACACCAGGATCAGGAGGATAGTATGAACCCGGTAACCTGCGACGACGTCCTCAGGTGTAAGGACGACGACCTGATAGCCGCGCTCGACCGCGAGCGCCCCAACTGGTTCCACCCACACCTCCACGATCAGGGGCGGCAAGACCTGATGGACGCGGCCGCCGCCGTCGCGGAGGGCCGGAGCCGGTACGAGATGCTCCCGATCGCCGTCAGGGTGGCCAAGAACCGGGCGCTCCGGGTCATGCGGGACGCCGTGCACACCCTCGGTAGTGTGACCCAGAAGCTCGCGCCGAGGGAGCCGGAGATCGTCGACGAGCGGGCCTTCGTGATCGTCAGTCAGGAGTACGAGCAGCGTGTGGGCGAGTGGTGCACGCGCCTGTACGGCCCGTTCGAATCGGAGTCCGCCGCCACCGACTGGGCGAACGACGCCCGGATGGACGGGGCGTACTATGTCACAGAGATCGTGAGGCCGTCATGAGAGAGACCGAGCGAATCATCGAGCTCCTCGGGGTCATGGCCGCCGACATCGCCGCGCTCAGGGCGCGGCTCGCCCCCTCGCCCTGGCCGCTATCAGACCAGGGCCGGGCGCTCGACCCTCTGGTCGAGGGCGTCATGCACGACTCCAGGCCGCCGAACCTGACTTGCCACGACTGCAGGAAACAGGTCCCCCACGACTGGCCGGACCTCGCCCCATGCCCGGCGTGCGGCGCCCCTCGGGACAGGATCTGGCTCTGATGGCAGAGAATTAGGGTGTGTACATCCTAGCTCGGGTGTGATATAATAAGAATGTGCGAAATTACGCGCACTCAACCAGCGAGGAACAAATGACGAATCGCAGATGTCGGGTCCAGTTCAACACGGGCCGCATGTACGCAGCAGAGGGTCAGGTTATCGTGGCCGAGACGGCGCCCGACGGCATCCGCTTCAATGATACCACCCGTGACATCCAGGGGCTCATCCCCACGCTCAACACGCGCATCGATAGCCCCAGCCATCTGGCCGACGTGGTCATGGCCGCCTACGACAACGGCATCTACGGGTACTGCTCCGTGCTCGACGCCCCCACGCGGGACGCCGCCGAACTCGTGCGCAGCTGGCGGTCGTGATGCACCCGATATCGATCTACCGGAGGTATCGCAGCTCGTGGTTCGGCTTCGAGCACCACAGGCACCCCACCGACCCGTACTTCAAGGTGTGGTGGGGACACCCGCACAAGCACGCCTGGTGGGCGTGCATGGTCTACCTCCACTACTAGGGAGCAGACATGACAAGACCGTACAGCATCGTGAGGGGCTACATCGAGGGGCCGAGCATCGCCCAGCCCGCCCCGGTAGAGGGCATCGATGACGCCGACTCGTTCGTGGACATGCTCAACGAGGCTTTCGAGGCCGGCGAGGAGTCGGCCGAGCCGGACCCGTACGTCAGGAGGTTCGGGCTCGATCGCAGGGAGGCCATCTCCGCGATCCTGGTCAACCTAGACCCGTCGCTCAGTGGGCATGAGACGATCATTCACGAGTGGACCCCAGGCCACCCGCCGGGCATGCGAGGCCCCACGCTGGCCAGCATGATTCAGGAGATCAGGGAGTATTGCGGCACGCTCGGGCACGGGCCGGCCGAAGTGCGGGTCAGGGATGACGGGGCCGTAATAATCGGACACCCGGGAAACACCGACTGGGGCGATGAGACCGTCGAGGCCTCGCTCGTAGTCATGTAGAACACCTCGCTGTTGGCCTTGGGGCGCCGTTACAGGCGCCCCTTTTTTTGCTCGATGGGCATAGGGCGTTGGGGCGGTAGGACGGCCGTCGCCCGAAGGTGTTCGTAACTATGTCAACTAGAGACTCAAGAATGCCCTAAATGTTAGTGTGGGGGCTACTTCAATTAGATACGCAGGGTGTACCTTGAGTGCCAAAAGGTGTCTAGTAGCTCTAGTTGGAGAAAAGCCGATTTGCCTCGCGAAGTTGAACTAGAGACTTTAGACAGCTTTGGGCACTTAAGGTAGCAAAAAACGACGCGAAGCGAAGATTGCCTCTATTTCAGGGAGCATACTCCGCTCGTTTTGGGTGAACATTGGGTAGCTTATATAAGGTAGCCTTTGATTAATATTAGAATCAACTAGATATTCTAGTAACAACTCTATATTGGGGTAAATACTAAAGATGTTAAACGGAGCACTGTTATAAAAATAATATATATAGGGGTTTATATACTTTTTATTCTAGTATATCTAGTTGGGAAATTATTTAGTCGTAAGGGTAGCTTATATAAGGTAGCCAGTGTAAATTCAGTTGTGTTCGTAACTGTTAATCGTTTTAAAAACTATTCTAATTGGGGAAAGGTGTTCGTAACTTTTGTTGATCCACTGAAAGGTCGGAACCTGGCCCGCTGCGATGTGCATGGGGCCGACGCGCGGTGTGTCAAAAATTTCGCCCTCCGGCCGCCGGTCTTCCCCTGCGGATGCCAACGGGCCCCCGCGGGCTCCGGCGGGCCCTTGCCCAACGGCCCGTCGGCCGTGGGGCGTCGGGCTACGATGCCAACGGGCTCCCGCGGGCCACAGCGGGCCCACGCCCGAGGCCCCGACGCCCCGGCGGGCGCGCAGGGGCGGCCCTCGCCGGCCTTGGGGGCGAAAAAAGGAGGGGCCTCGCTCGGGGGGCCCGCCTCGAGGCGGGCCCTCCTGACTAGGCTACTCCTTGGTGAGGCCCGCCTTCACGGCCTCCTTGTACACGGCCTTGAAGGTGAACCCCTTGCGGGCCGAGTAGACCTGCCCGTAGGAGAGCCCCAGGGCCTCGGCCGCCTTCGTGTGGGACAGGGCCCGCTGCTCGCCCAGGCTGATCGCCCTGGCGTCGGCCTCCGTCATGACCCGGGTGGACTCGGGCCCGCGGTCGCGGCGGGCGTTGAGCCGCGCGATGACCGCGTTCAGGGCCGCCACGACCTCCGGCAGCTTCGCGTGGGGGTCGAGGGCCTTGAGGGCGGGGGATTCGGCGATTTCCGTGGTGTGGTCCATTCTGAACTCCTCGTTTCGTGAGAGGCGGGATTGCCTGCTCACATTTTTAATTATATACTCCCCTAGTCGGGATGTACACTAAAAAAGTGTAACACATTGTAACGATGAACCAACGGGGGCGGGCCTGCGTGGGGGGGATTAAGGGGGGGACGGCCTGCGCGGGGCCGTGGACCAACGGGCGGGCGGGCCTCGGCCCAAGGGCCTCGGCCCCCGGCGAGCGCGCAGGGGCGGTCCGCCCTGGCGGATGGGTCTTCCGAAAATTAGGGCCCTTCGGGCGAGGGGCTTCGGCCCCTCGCCCCACGGTCCCTACGGTCCTTACTTCTTTGGTAGACGGACCTTTTGCTTAAAAATCTTCCGACATACCGTGCATCGCCAGGCGTGGAATTTCAGTCGCCCGTCGGTGTGTCGCCCGTACCAGTACTCGAGCCTCTTGCCACAGTGTAGGTGGATCATGACTCGATCCCTAGCGCCCTATTCCTCCGGGCCTCGAGCCTGGCGATCAGCTCGGGGTCCGTATGATCCGGGTAGCGGTATCCGGGACACTGACACTGATCGCAACCGTAGTTCCGCGGCTCCTCGCCGCGTCGCACATTGTGCGCCTGCGCGATGTGTCCGCACACGCACCTCGGCCAGCTGTCATGGTCATTCATTGCTCGTCCTCCAGGGCCTCAGGTCCTCGCGGTCCGGCGATGCCGGGCGGGTGTTCCTCTTGAGCTTCTCCAGGACCGCGGTCGTGACCGACCGCTCCTCGTTGCCGACCGAGTCCATGACCATGTCCCTCAGCCACTCCCGGTAGGCGCGCTTCGTGCCTCTTCCGATGTACATAGTTCCCTCGTTGCGTTGTCCCCGAAGTCCGGGGAGAAACCCCCTCGCGGGGGTTTCCTCCGAGACCTCTCAGTCCCTGATCTTTCCGGCCTTCACTGCCTCCTTGTAGACTGCCTTGAACGTGAACCCCTTACGGGCCGAGTAAACCTGTCCGTAGCTGAGTCCCAACGCCTCGGCGGCCTTCGTGTGACTGAGAGTTGCGAGATCCCCGAGGCAGATCCTCTTGGCGTCTTCCTCGACCATCGTCCGCGAGCTCTCCGGCCCACGATCCCTTGCCTTCGGCATCTTGTTCAGGTGCGCGATGACCTCGTTCAACTTCGCGGTCAGTTCGTGTACCTTTGCGCTCTCCGGCAGACCTTCGATCATGCCTTCGACCTTTACTGCCAGTTCCTGAACGGTGCTTTCGGTATTCATATTTACCTCGCTATTTAGGAACGCTTTTTTCCGCGGAAAAAACTATTCCTGGCACGGAAATTTCCGGCGGAAAAATTTGTTCCAAGTTTTTAAAGAGCAACTTTGCCAATTATGAATTAAACATTTATTTAAGCTTATTTATTTAATTCACAATTATATAATAATGCAAAATTAAAAAAATGTACACATTTTAAGTGTAACAAATTGTAACGAAAAATAACGTTTTTAGAAATGCGAAAATTACTATATTCATATTTACATATTTTTAGAAATGCGAAACTGTCGCTCGGATAATATCGTAAATTCGCGGAAATGTAAAATACTTTTTCGTTATATGCGATATAACTATAAAGTATTTACGATTTTATGATTTTCGTGATATAATCGTAATGTGACAATCTTGTCACATAAAACACATATCATATCATGAAATACTTTTTAATTTTCATCACATCAGATTCCGATCAACTCGAAATCGAAAAGTACGACACACACGAACAAGCCAGTATCGCACAAGAACACTTAAACGAAATCGAAAATATCATCGATTCTCGAATCATATATGGTATAATGTATTCATAATACCATATCACATAAATTCATTTACATAATAGCTGACTAATTTAGTCAGCTATTATTTTATCGATCGATGATAATGATTATCATTCTCATTAGTAATAAGTAAATCAATATACTTGACTAAAATAATGTACTATTATGTAAACATAAATACTTGACTAAAATAATGTACTATTATGTAAACATAAATACTTGACTAAAATAATGTACTATTATGTAAACATAAATACTTGACTAAAATAATGTACTATTACGTAAACGTAAATACTTGACTAAAATAATGTACTATTATTATAAACCCATATACTTGACTAAAATAATGTACTATTAGAAATGATAATCATTCTCACACGAAACGATCGATGCATGGGGCCCTTATCCTGGGTGGTATACGACCCAGTTCCGGGGGCATTTTTTCGACGGGGACGACTTTGTGTGCAACTGCCTGGCCCGTCGGCCGAGGGGGCGAAATGCGTCGGGCGTAGTGCTTGGGGCTTGATGCGTGTTACGTCCTCCCAAGAACTGTCAGAACTAACAGTAGGGTATGACACACTATGCGCACCGGAGCGCTCCTACTGATGGCAGGTCAGTTCCGGCCAGCCTAGCTAGTATCCATATATGAACTTACTTTTTGAACTCCCTAGGTGCGCTATAAATACCTATATAAAACAACAACTTATGAAGTATGCCCCTAATCATGGATCCAGGATCGTTGTTAACACAGGTAGTAAAGAACGTGTTATAATCGTCTTACGATGTCACAGCCGGTCATCGAAAGGGTGTTCAAGCATAACGGGGAGCGCCTCCTCGACATGCTGCGTCGCCAGCACCCCGAGTACCACCCCATCGTATCAATCGCGCGCATCGCCCACGCGGCGGAGGACGCTCAGGACAGCGAGCTCGCCCTTCGCGCCCACGCCACCGTCCTCAAGTACGTCGAGCCGGAGCTCAAGGCGATAGAGATCAAGGATAACCTGAGGGAGCGCCGGACCATCGAGGTCTCGCTCTTCAGGGAGGTGAGGGAGGACGGCGAATCCGATCCGCCGGCCATCCCCGAAATGGCGCAGCCGGGCGGGGCCCGACTCGCTAACGTCATCGACATAACGGCAGTTCCGACTGAGAGGTAAAACCATGGGCAGCTACGTCGAGTCTTCGCATCTCTCCTACGTCGCGCAGGCGGTTCGCGCGGGCATCCACGGCCGCCCGGAGACCCGGACGAAGATGGGTGTATTGGCCGTCGGCAAGATCGTGTTCACCGGGGCGATCATCGCGGGGGACACGGTCACCGTGAACGGGGTGACGTTCACCTGCATGGCGTCCGGGGCGACGGGCGAGCTGCAGTTCGACGTCGGCGGCTCGCTCTCGCTGTCCCTCGACGCGCTGATCACGAAGCTGAACGCGTGCACCGACGCCCGGGTGTCGTACGCGACCTACACGAAGACGGACACGAACACGGCCGTCACGTCGACGAGCGACGCGTACAGCTACGACGATAACGACAAGCTGCTGTCGTCGACCCACGCCACCGTGGTCGTCACCCAGCCGACGGGCGGGAGCCCGAGGCTGATCGGCCTGGACACGATGGTCACGGTGATGAACCTGCCGGGCTCGACGACGGAGGTGGCGTACCTGACGGACGGCGTCGAGGGCCAGATGAAGCTGATCGTGATGGCCGGCTCCGGGACGGTGAACCTGACGGGGGCGAATATCGCCGCCACGAACTACGCGTTCAACGGCGCCGACGCCCTCCTGCTGGTGTTCGCGGGCGGCAAGTGGCGGGTGGTGACGAACGACGGCGTGACGGCGACGTAGGTCACACTTGGAGTTCAGCCTGTACCCGCAGCAGCGGCGGGCCCTGATGACCCCGGCGACCGAGATCCTGTACGGCGGAGCGCTGGGCGGGGGCAAGAGCTACCTGGTGCGCGTCGCCTCGATCGTTTTCAGCGCGGAGATCCCGGGGCTGATCACGTACCTGTTCCGGAGGACGTTCAAGGAGGTCCTGGCGAATCACATATATACGCCGGGCGGCTACCTCGAGATGCTGCACTCGCTCCTGGACTCCGGGGACGTCACGTACAGCAAGAGCGATAACTCGTTCAACTTCTGGAACGGCTCCAGGATCCAGCTGGCGCACTCGCAGTACGAGAGCGACATATACCAGCACCAGGGGGCGCAGATCGGGCTCCTCTGCATCGACGAGGCGACGCACTTCACCCCGGATATGGTCAGGTTCCTCCGATCTCGCGTCCGGCTCGGCTCCCTGAAGGTGCCGGATAAGTGGAGGGGGCTGTTCCCGCGGATACTGTACACGGCGAACCCCGGGGGCGTGGGGCATCACTTCTTCAAGTCCGGGTGGGTGGATCACGGGCAGGGGAACACGTTCCGGGCGCCCGAGGACGAGGGCGGGATGCTCCGGGAGTACGTCGGGGCGAAGTTGCACGATAACAAGGTGCTCCTGCAGAACGACCCGGAGTACGCCCAGCGCGTCAAGGGCCTGGGGTCGGGCGCCCTGGTCGAGGCGATGCTGAACGGGGACTGGGGGCTCATCAGCGGCGGCATGTTCAGCGACGTCTGGGAGCCGAAGTTCCACGTGATCGAGCCGTTCGAGATCCCGCACACGTGGAAGGTCGATAGGGGGTACGACTACGGGTCGTCCGCGCCGGCCGCAGCATGCTGGTTCGCGGAGAGCGACGGCGAGGAGCACGTCACCGGGGACGGCCGGGCGATATGGTTCCCGAGGGGGACGATCGTGCAGTGCGCCGAGCTGTACCTGGCGAACAAGAGGCACGAGGGGCTCAGGCTGGCGGCGCGCGAGCAGGCGCGCCGGATCAGGATGACGGAGGTGGACGAGGGGCTGTTCGGCCGGGCGATGAGCGGGCCGGCGGATAACTCGATATTCTCCAAGGTGCCGGGCCACCCGTCGATCGCGGACGACATGGCGAAGGAGGGGATCACGTTCACGAAGGCGGATAAGTCGCCGGGGAGCCGGGTGCTCGGGTGCGCGGTCATGAGACAGCGCCTGGACGCCGCCCGGAAGGGCGTGGACCAGCCGGGGTACTACGTGTTCAACACGTGCTATCACACCATCCGCACGGTGCCGAACCTCGAGCGGGACGATAAGGACGAGGAGGACATCGACACGGCCGGGGAGGACCACCTCTGGGACGTGATCAGGTACCGCGTGCTAAAGGCGACCCACTCCGCCAAGCTGGCGAAGGTCGTGGGGTTCTGACATGCCGATCGATAGCCTGCATCCGAACTATACGGATTTTGTGAGTAAGTGGGAGCGGTGTCGCGACGCCTACGACGGGCAGGACGCCGTGAAGTCGAAGGGCGTGAGGTACCTGCCGGCCCTGACCAAGCAGACGATGGACGAGTATAACGCGTACCGGGACCGGGCGCTGTTCTTCTCGATCACTAACAAGACGGTGTCCGCGCTGGTCGGCATGGCGATGGTGCGATCCCCGATCGTGAAGATGCCGGATTCGATGTCCGGGTACTACAAGGACGAGAGCGGGATCCAGTTCTACGAGGTCCTGGCGAAGTCCCTATCCGAGAACCTCCTGATGGCGAGGGTCGGCGTGCTGGCCGACATGCCGAGAGACGGCGGTGACCCGTACCTGACGACGTACAACGCCGAGTCGATCATTAACTGGGAGACGGACCAGCTCGGGGCGCCGACGATGGTTGTGCTGAGGGAGGCCGTCCTGGTGCCGGACCCCAAGGATCGCTACGAGAAGGTGGCGGTCACCCAGTATCGCGAACTGTCCCTGAACGGCGAGCTGTACTCGGTCACGGTCTTCGACGATAAGAGGAACGTCCTGTCGTCGACGGTCCCGACCATCGAGGGCAGGCCGATGAACTGGATCCCGTTCACGCCGATAACGCCCTACGGTGTGAGCTTCGAGATGCACAAGGCGCCGATGCTCGATATCGTGGACATAAACCTGTCCCACTATCGCACATCGGCGGACCTGGAGCACGGCCGGCACTTCACGGCGCTCCCGACGCCGGTCGTGTCGGGAGCGGAGGCCACATCGGAGCTCCGGGTCGGCAGTCAGACAGCCTGGATCCTCCCCGACTCGAACGCTAGGGCCCAGTACCTCGAATTTACGGGTCAGGGGCTCCAGTCGCTCGAGAAGGCCCTCCAGGAGAAACAGGGGCAGCTGGCGAGCCTCTCGGCGAGGCTCCTGGACAACTCCAAGCGCGGTTCCGAGGCCGCGGACACAGTCAGGCTCAGGTACGCGTCCGAGACGGCGTCCCTGGCGATGGTCGTTCGCGCCACGGAGGCCGGCCTGACGCAGGCGTACAGGAACGTCGCCCTGATGAGGGGCGAGGATCCCGACGAGGTCACGATCCTCCTGAACAAGGAGTTCCTCGAGACGAGGATGCCGGCGAACGACCTGGTCGACCTGGTCAAGTCCTACCTCGAGGGCGGCATCTCCGCCGAGACGCTGGTGTTCAACATGCGTCGCGGCGACATAATCCCCGTCGATCGCGAGGACGACGAGGAGATAGCATCGGTTGAAAAGGCCCGGACAGAGGCCATAGCGGCGCAGAAGGCGAAAGCGATGTCCAATAAATCACCAGGAGTCTGAAAATGCTTCCGTTTAAGGTTGAAAAGCTCGATGCGGTCACCGAAAACCTCCGGCCGCTGTACACCCTGAACTCTGCCGATAACGCGTTCTACCTGCAGGTGGACGGCGTGGTGGCGAAGGAGAAGCTCGACGAGTTCCGCTCGAACAATATCACGCTCTCCAAGCAGCTGGAGCGGTTCAAGGACGTGGATCCGGACAAGTATCGCGCCCTGGTCGACTTGGAGTCGAAGGGCAAGCTCACCGGCAAGTCGAACGCCGAGGTCGACAAGCTCCTCGAGGAGCGGGTCACCACGATGCGCGGCGAGTTCGAGGGGCAGATCAAGACCCTTAGCACGGAGCTCGGCACGGCTCGCTCCCAGCTCGAGGTGCTCCTGGTCGACAACGTGGTGCGTGATGCGGCGGCCAAGTCGGGCGTGACGGGTCCGGCCATCGACGACATCCTGCTGCGCGCTAAGGCGGCGTTCAAGATGGTGAACGGTGTGGCCACCCCTCACGACGAGCGCGGTTCGGTCGTGTACGGCAAGGACGGGATGACCCCGATGCCCGTACTGGACTGGGTCGCCAACCTGAAGAAATCCGCTCCACACCTGTTCCCTGGCAGTCAGGGGTCTGGGGCGCCCGGATCACGTGTCGTCGGCGGTCTCGACACGTCGAAGATGTCCTCAAACCAAAAGATCCAGGCGGGCCTCCAGGCTCGGGGATCGTAACTCGAAGGAGTAGAAGATGGCTTCCGGCATCCCCAATAGCTTCTGGAACGATCTTGCCAAGGGCAACATCGACGTCGACACCGACACGTTCAAGCGGATGCTCGTCACTGCGGTGCCAGCGATCGAGACGTTCAAGGATTCGTGGGCCAAGCGCAGCGACGTGACCAACGAGCACGCCGCGACGGGCAACTACGCCACCGGCGGCGCGGCCCTCACCGCGACGGTCCCCGCCATCGACACGGGCAACAACCGTCAGGATTTGACGTGGGGCGTGTCGACGTGGTCGTCCTCGACCATCACCGCCGCGGGCAGCGTCACTTACAAGTCGCGCGGGGGCGCGTCGACCGCCGACGAGTTGTGCTTCCTCAACGATTTCGGCGGCAACGTCAGCACCACCAACGGCACGTTCACGGCGAACGCCGACACCACGCGCATCGCGAACTAAAGGAATCGATATGGCCGAAGACAAGCTCGTCGCCGAGGCGGCGGAACTCGACAAGATGATCGCCGAGGGCGTGGCGATGAACCAGAAGTTGGGCGCACAGATCGACGCCATCCGCGAGAAGCGCCGGGCGCTCAACGCGCAGATCGGGAGGATGCAAACCCGTCGTAACCTGATCGCTGTCGCTGGCAAGTTGGACGGCGCGCAGGACGCGCTCGCTCCCGGCGCGACGGTCGTGGTCAGCGGCAAGGAGTTCCTACAGGGCGTGCTCGCGTCGATGAAGTGAGATGTCCTCGCGCGTCGATGAGCTTTGGAAGAAGGCGTGCGCGCAGTGTCACTGCGTCGGCGGCGTGCCGCTGGAGATATTCGCTCAGTTGCTACGCGACCTCGTGCGCGGGGAGACGCTGGAGGAGGCTGCTCGCGAGGTCGAGTCGGTCGTGTTCGAGAGCAAGTACTACGCGGCGCTCCGCATTCGTAAGCTGAAAGGGACGTGATGACCCAGCTCGACTACGACGACGACGACTTCCACGCGCAGGAGCAGATCATGGGTGCGGGCGTGCTGATGTGGGGGGCGGTGCTCTTCACAGTGATGCTGGTCGTGATCGCGCTGTGGCGGGGCTGGGTATGAGCAACAAGGTCGATGTCATCGCCGCCATCGAGTCCTCGCTCGCGGTCGCGCAGGCGCTGTCGGTCTACCCGCCGCCCGAGATCAATAGCGCCACGGTGACGCCGAGCGCGCTGCCCTACGGCGGTGGGCCGGTGGTGGTTGACGCCGCGGTCCGGTATGCCGACGCGGTGTTCTTGAACGATGCTCCGGTCACGTTGCCGACGCCGCCGTTCACCGTGACGGTCGACACGCAGTTGGTGTTGCGCGCGGTGGGCCCGGGCGGTACGACCAGCGTGACGCTGTCGGTCGATGTGGCTGCGGCCCCTCCCGCGCCGACCATCACCGACCTGCGCTGCGATCCCAACCCGCTGCCCGCGGGCGGGGGCGCCACACGTATCAGCGCGACGGTGACCGACGCGACGACGATCACGCTCAACAACCGCGTGGTGACGTTGCCGTGGACCGAGAACATCTTCACCACCACGCGCTTCGTCGTCGTGGCGACTAACGCGGTCGGCGTCAGCGACACCGACGAGGTCACCGCGGTCGTTCCCGTCGTCGTCCCCGAGCCGACGCTGCCGGTGGTGCAGACGCGCCTGCTGACGCGCATGTCGCGCCTGATCATGGTCGCGTCGTTCATGCCCAGCCCGGATCGTTACAACCGGGCGCAGTTCCTCACCGTGGTCAAGCCCGACGCGGCGGGAGCGCTGCGCGTGCGGGTGTTCTCCTGCGACCTCGCAGGCGGCGGCGGAGCGCCGCTGTGGGGCGCCGCCATGCCGCTGACGCTGCGCTTGGAGCGACCCGACGGCACGCTGGCGATCCAAGCCAACGCGACCACCGATCCCGCGCAGAAGGAGCTGTACTTCAGCATCAACGCGGCGCAGGTCGAGGAAGGCTGGTACAAGGCCGACGTGGTAGGCGGCGACGCCTTCGGGTGGGACTGCTGCTGGTGGGCGGTCTTCGTCCTCAAGAGCGCGGTGGCTCCGCCGCACGCGCTGATGCCATCGGTGACCGCCAGCTACGAGCTGATGCACCAGCCGACCGGCAGTCCATGGAACATCCAGTTCGCGTGGGTGCCGACGCTCTACGCGCCGACCGAGAAGCCGCTGGCGATGCGCGAGTACCCGAACGTGGTGACGCAGAGCATCGTCGGCGTGCCCGCCATCTCGCGCGACATGCTGGTGTGCGATGAGATCGCCCCCTACCGCGCGACCGATCCGCACCGCCCGGTGGTGAGCGCCGAGGGTATCTGGTCGACGTTCAACACGCAGAACTACAACTTCTACGATTTCGAGGCGAAGGTCCCCATCTGGCCGCTGCTCGACGGCGTGCGCGGTCGCGGCACGCTGACCGGGTTGATGCACGTCGAGTGGGGCACCGCCGTCGTCAACAGCCCGCCGTTCAACGGCCCGGTCGACAACCTGTACTTCACCGACACCTGGCGCTTCGGCAAAATCCTGCTGGGTAAGTACCGCAGCGCCGACTACGGTAAGGTGGTCACGCTGTGTGGCTTCCGCCACCCGCACCCGCCGCCGTACCGCTACGATGTAGCGGGCAACCCGGCGGCGCCCGAGCTGGTCGGCAACTGGGACGCGATACCGCCCGAGCGTCGCGGCGCATGCCGGATGTGGGGCATCGGCTGGGACTCGCGGGCGTTCGTCAGCGATCTCAACGCCCCGACGATCCCCGCCGAGAAGGACCTGCACCCGCACGCGAGCTGGCCCGACAGCGACGGCACGATCATGGCGGCGGGCATTCGGGTGTTCCTGCCTGACCTGACCAACAACCGCGTGCTGAAGTTGCAGTTCAACCCGACGTCGCACGCGACTCCTCCGGTGGTGACGGAGTTCGCCATCGGACTGAATCGCCCGTTCGACAACATCGAGGTGGAGAAGGCGTCAGGCTTCATGGCGGTGACCGACACCGGGAACAACCGCGTGATCGTCGTGTCGCTTGACGATGGCGCGGCGATCGTCGCGCAGTTCGCCACGCTGGCGCCCGAGGGTATCGCCTACCAGGACGGGTGGTTGTACTACGGGTCGATCCGCGCCAAGAACATCAAGAAGCGCACGGTAACGATCAACACCGGCAGCGTGACCTTCGGCCCCGAGGTCGTCGCGGTAGCGCTGCAGACGCCCTACCAGATCAACGACAACTCGCGGTACGTGAAGATCGCACTGAGCGATGGCTCGTTCGGCCCGCGCGGCATGATCGGCGTGATGACCTGGAGCAACATCTACTACGGCCTGCCGCTGCTGTTCCTGCCGGGCGAGAACGTCATCAAGCACGTCGACTTCATCCAGAAGCACCCGGCGCGGTCGGTACGCGGGCCGATCTGCTCGGGCGAGGCTGCGCTGAGCTACGGCACCGCCATCGGCTTCGGCCACGGCAGCATGTTCAGCGGCACCACGCAAGAAGGCTTGCTGCGCTGGTCGGGCGTGGTGCCCAGCGACGCCGTGCTCAACGGCTCGCGCTACAACAACGGCGTGAAGCTGTGGCGCGACAAGGGCCTGCACCTGACGCGCGGCAATCACGGTTGGGGCTTCGACGGCGCGCCGCCGCCGTGGGGCGTGCACGCCGACATCGACTACATGATGGAAGTCCACGGTCACACAAGGAGCTAGACCATGTTGCGCATGTTCGTTTTCGTCGTCCTCGCGCTGCTCGCGCTACCCGCCTATGCGGTCAACGTCGTCGGCGACCTGCTAGACCAAACGACCACGCACTGCACGTTCCGTCTCGACGGCGGCGCGTGGACGGCTGACTTGCCGGTGGTCGGCACGCCGAAGCGCTGCGAGTGGAACGTGGACGGCGTGTCGGTCGGCGCGCACAACGTCACCGCGCGCGCGGTCAAGATCGATCCGACATGGGGGCGGCTGGAGTCCGTGGATGCGGTCCCTTTAGCGTTCAGCAGGCCCGCTACCCCGGTCGCACCATCTGGACTGACCCTGACACCGTGATCGTGTGCAAGGGCGGATCGAGGAACTGCGAAGAGCAGTAGTGTATGAGCCGTCAGTTTGCCGAAGGCACCGCCGCCCATCTGGAGAAAACCAGCGGGCTGCCGACGCTCGCCTACCCGTTCTCCATCTGCTTCTGGATGAACGCGGCGAACAACGACCAGAACAGCGCGTGTGGCTGGTGGATTTCCAACAACGATCAGTGGGCTATTGAACTGCAAGCGTCGGAGCATGTCCGGCTGCGGCACTGGAATGGCTCTGCGTGGGCGGAGACGGCGAACCAAGGCAACGCTTTCACAATAGATGCGTGGACGCACGTCGCTGTTATTGCGACCAGCAGTACGAACTGGCGCGTGGTGCTCAACGGCGACTGGGCAAACTCGGGGACGTACACTGGATCGGCGCGCACGTTGAATCAGCCGACCGAAATGCGCATCGGCGACAGCACGGCGAATCTGTCGGCGCGTATGGAGGGGTTGGTCGCCCACTGGGCGCTGTGGGACATCGCGCTCACTGAAGCGCAGAACGATTCGCTCGCGGCCGGAGCCAACCCGCTTGCGATTGCCAACAACGATCTGATCGTCTACTTACCGCTGGCGGGCACCGCATCGCCAGAGCCCGACGAGAAGAACAACTATGACTTCTCACTCAGCGGTAGTCCACCGCAGGGCGGCAGCAACCCCGCCGTCGAAACGTCGCGCGACTTCAACGGGTCGAGTCAATACGCGGTCAAGACTGGTGGTGCTCCGGTCAGCGCATCGCCGTTCACGATCTGTGGGTGGTTCCGTATCGATGCGCTGGTGCAGCAGACCCTCTGCGCGTTGTCATCGGGAGTAGATGGTCATTTCTACAACGTGGAATTGCAGACGAATGGAACGCTTCGTATTTACACGCAGGGAGCGTCTGGTGAGAGTACCTTTACCAGTAACACGGTGGGGACGAGTGCTTGGTTTCATATTGCGTTAATTGCTACCAGTGTTTCATCGCGTCGCGTGATCCTTAATGGTGTGTGGGCCAGTGCTGGCGTACAAACTGATAATATCGTTCCTGGTAATATTACTGTATTCGCTGTAGGTGTACTTGACTTTTACAACGACAACTACAACTACACCGACGGGCAGGCGGCGCATGTTGCGATCTGGGACAGCGCGCTATCGCAGGCACAGATAGAAGCGTTGGCGGCGGGGGACAACCCGCTGAACGTCGGCACGCCGGTCGCGTACTGGCCACTATCCGGTCTTGCATCACCGGAACCGGACGAGGTCGGCGCGTATGACCTGACGCTAATCGCGTCGCCGCCAGCCGGGGCGTTCGGCCCGCCCGTCGACCTGCCGCTCTCTGGTGGAATATTGCTGCGTCCTGAAGCGGACGGCAGCGTGGCGTGGACGCGCTCACCGGCACTACTGTCGAGGGACTTCAACGGCAGCAGTCAATACCTGACCGCGTCGACCGGGCTCGGGCTGACGGCGTATCCCGTCACCATCGCCGGGTGGGTGTGGCTGGATGCGCTGCCGGGTAGCGGTGCGTTCGATACGCTGTTCGCAATCACGGAGGACACAGCCCCGACCGAGTCTTATTTTATTGCGCTCAACGATAGCGGAATAATTAACGGTGGAGTTGGCTCTGGCGGTACTTGGGCGGATGCTTTTGCAACGTCGAATGCTGCAAGCACGGGCGTGTGGTTCCATGTTGCGATAGTCATAACCAACGCGACAACACGTCGCACCATTTTGAATGGTGTATGGGCCAGTAGCGGAACAAGCACAAATTCGGTTAATGTTCCATCAGGACTTGCGCTAGTTAACCTCGCGCGGTGGGTCGACGGCAGCGAGTACATGGACGGTCGGCTCGCCCATTGGGCTGTATGGAATGAAGCGCTATCGCAAGCACAAGTAGAAGCGTTAGCCGCTGGCGCGAACCCGCTGTCCGTGGGCACCCCTGTGTCGTACTGGCCCATCGGGGGCAGCGACTCGCCCGAGCCTGACCTCGTCGGGGCGTTCCCTCTGACGCTCGTCGGGTCGCCCACCCAAGGCGCCTCCGGGCCTACTGTCGTCGGGCCGAACTTCCTGTGCGTCAACGAGGAGACACCTTCGGACGCACAGTACGTCATCGCCACTAGCGCGGGCCTGCTCGACACCTACGACGTGCCGACCTACGATGATCCCGGCACCGACGAAGGCTTCATTGTCCGCTATCGCGTCAAGCAATTGACCGGAGGCGCGGGCGTCGAGGCGCGCTTGTATGAGGCCACGCAACCGGAATTCGTGCAATCGGAAATATCCGAAGAAGGCTTTACCGGCGATCCTAATATCGCGGTAACGCTCCCGGGCAACGTGGTAAGCGGGAACCTAATCGTTGGTGCTGTCGTATGGGACGGCGCTGCGTCCTACACGCTGTCGAGCGTGGTCGACGACCGCAGTAGCACCTACACGACTGAAGATGTTTTATCTGGTGAGTTCGGGAATTTGGTGGTATTCCACGCCATCGCCGGCAC